TCGCCTGACCTGCAAAATACAACACATCTCTTGTGGGGTTACCCGCGCGGTCAAGACCTTGTGACGGTCCGTAACCAAACCCATCAGTACCTGCACCGGGCGGTGTGTTACCAGCAGTGCCATATTGGGCAGTGGACAACCACATTGCACCAACATCATTCAACTGTGTAGCGGCTCCACTAATCGCAAGTCCAAGCGACCCTGCTTCAGTGCCAGCGTGAAGTGAACGCAGGTCTGCGGCGTTGTTGACACCATCACCACCATTGCGGCGAATCTGCGACTGTCTGCCCGCACTGTCTGCGGCCGAGCCACCTTTGCTTAGAGGAATCATGTATTGTGGGTTGGTGCCCAAAAACACACGCTTGTCATTTATCTCAATGATTTCCGCTTTGTGTGTGCCAGCGCCCGCGTTGTACTTGCAACGCACTACAGCCAAGACAATGACTTGCTCATTGTTGCGAGCCGTGCCTGCTTCGTAATCAGCCAAGTATTGTGAAGGGAGTATTGGATAGATACCTGTTGTGACATCAACAGGTGTGCCGCCCGCGTAGTGTAAACCAGCAACACCGGCTGTGCCACCACCTTTAGTGTCGGGCGCAATAAAAATGACATAGACAACTTGTTGTGTGCCTGTAGCGGTAAGAGCAGTGCCTGTACCTTCAGCGGTTGCGCCAAGTGTGATGGTGGCAGTATCACCCGGCCCACCGGCAAACTCGTAGAGGTTACCGTCTAGCACACAGTAGCCACCTTGTACTGTAAGAAGATGAGGTGACCCACCCACGGTAAGCGCGCCTTCTGAACCATTGACGATGTCAGGTCGCGCCATTGAACTGTCGCGCAATCGAAGAATACCGTTCCCGTGTATTCCTTCTAGTGCGTTCGTTAAGGAAGGAGACGTGATAACGTCACCGTCACGCAGGCCGTCTTGGCCCAGCGTATTGCCTGCCGCTGTGTGCCCGCTTAGTGGATTAACCATTCTTCAACAACCTCCATGCAAGGTCCATAGGGTCGCCCGCAACAAAGTCTTCCCCCGCCCAATTTTCATTTTTTCGGTCCCAAAAGTGTGATTGGGGTGGGCCTTTTGGCATTTTGTTAGCAACACACTCTTGGTAAGCATCGCGCAGAGTCTTTTCAGGGTTTTCCTGTTCTTGCCGAAGTTGTTGCCAACTGTGATTAGGGTTATGCGAATCGACAGACACGCCCCCTATTGTGTCCAACAAAGTTTTACAATCCATACCAGTCAGAATATCAACGAGTTCTTGCCATTTGTATTTAGTAGGCTTGCCGAATCTGCTCAAATTTGATAGATAGAGTTGGAGGATTTCGTTACAGCAGTCGTCGTCATACCCTGCGTCGATTTGGATTGGTTCTTGAGAATCAGTCTCAAGTTCCCACCCCGCTTCAGGGTTTTCATATTCAGGCATTCTGCATCACCTCGGGGTAGTAGTAGTTGAGCCACGCGAGTCGTTCTTCATCGTTCATATCGTTCAATGTCCACCACCACTTGACTCTCGGATTGTTCGGCTGTAGCCTCGGCCACAACTTGCTGTTGGGTAACCCGGCCTGTGTACGGCGCGCAGTATCAATGTGCCGTTGCACACTTCTATACTGTGAGGGTGTAGGGTGGAACGTCATTCAGGCAACCTCCTTCCTTCGGGCATGCCCTTAACCTTGTGTCGCCATTCGCGTTGGTGAACAGCGACAGGTATGCGCGTGTCACCATGCCCCATCTGACGCAAAGCCTCCATGCGATGACCGCCCTCTTGATTGCCGGTAAACTCGTCCCCATCAAAACCAAGTTCAGGCGCACCTATCGGCATACCCTCTTTGATACCCTCAATGATTCTTCGGACGTTTTCTTTGCCACCAAGTTGTCGTCCAAGCCATCGCCATTCTGCATCTCTATCCGGCAAAGGAGGCATCCCTGTGAACATCCCCCCACTGTTACTTGCGATATAATCAAAATACTCATTCGCACTCATCGGAACCATTTGACTCTCGTTTGAGTGCGCGTAAGGCACGTTGCCTATTGTTGGTGTCTTTCTTGCCTCTTCGTCTGTGCCATAGGCGACACTCAACCCCGGCACTTCTGTCTCTTCGACAGGCGCTTTCAGCAAAGCCCACGCTCGCTCAAATGCTGTCATCATTCCACCTCCAATAGGAACGAGAAGCGCACTTCGTTCTGCGCGTTCTTCGTAATGTTCGTGATGTCTGCGCGATACACGGGAATAAACTCGCCTGTCGTGGGGTCACGATACTGCAAGTAAACCTCCTGTATGTCAGTGTTGAATGCGAATGTAGTGCCGAAGGTGCCTTCGACGAGTAGTGTTTGGTCATCAATGATGACAACCTTCGGTGTGATTTTGGCAAGACTGCGCGCACCACCGTCGTCTGCTGACGCTTGTGTGCCGTCGCTACCAATGTGCAACTCGTTCACAAGTGTCGCGAAATGCTCAACGAGCCTGCGCTTGATACTGTTTAGAATCGGCATTATTCATATCTCCCCTCTTTAGGCCAAGTTTTTCGTCCTCTCCAAAGCCCTTGTGCATCTGATGAATTGCGTTCATGTGACATGAGACCTTTATCTCCCCGCCTTCGGGCAATCTCATTGATTAAATCATACATAGCCCCACCAATACCACGCCTTCTATTTCCTTCTTGGACAAAAACATCTGCGGGTTTCCAATAACCACCCTGTTCGGGATAGCCTTTTGGGTCACTAAATGAACCTGTGGCAATCAGGGGTTCACCTGTGTCCCCACCACCAACCTTTACGTTCATCCCTTGATAGCCGATTCCATGTGCGTCCCTCAAGGCGGTCATTTGTTGTGTTATATTGGGGTCATCTCTATCTTGAAAGGTAGCAGTATATTGGTCAGGACTTATTTCCTCTATGCTATCATACATTAGAGGCATCTTCAACAACCGCCAAGCGAGGTCCATTGGTTCGCCTGTGTATAATGCGTTTGGGTCTTCTTTGTATGGTGTTAGGCTTTGAATGTTAGCGGCAGGAATGGCACCTTGCACCGCCATACCCCTTGTGCCACCAAAATCTTCCATCGGCAAACCTGTTTCGTCAACAGTAGCAACTTGGGGGGTTATAGTTGAAAACGACCGATTGCCTATATCACGCCCCGGTCTTGCGTATTCATTTGCGTTTGCTTTACTCCGCTCTAACCAAACTCTATTGGCCTCTGCTTGTAGTTTGTCATGGTATTCTTGAGTATTTTCTTCAGGCTTGACAGCATGATGCTTGTCCCACCAATTACTGAACAACCTCAAATTGACGCCAGCAGGTTGCCCCCTATTGTGTGTCCAATGCTTGTTAGGATTTTTTCGGGGGCGAAACCATGTCATCGCTGTCGCAGGTGCTTCAGCCGGTGGCTGGATGCCCTGTTCCATTAGATTCTGCGATGAGGCGTGTGTCCCGTGGAACATCTCTTTGAGCAACCGCATAGAGATGTCTATAGGTTCACCTGTCTCAATATCTTCATCAATGCCTTGGAACTCTTCAATACGAGCAACTGCTTCTTTCCATGCTGGCGGGAACTCATCGATACGAGCGTGCCCACGTTCTTCTTCCATCACACTATTTATCACGCTACGCGGTATGGGTTTATCGCTGACATCCAGCCACTTACCTTGCCCCTTAAACGCATCTTGAAATCTTCTTGTAATTTCTGTAATTTGTGGGGCCATCGCACGCATTTTATCGGCGCGTGTTTTCTCTTGCACCTGTCGCATTCGCTCTTTCTCTTCCCTTTCTGCTTTCTCACGCGCCTCCGCTTCATAAATAGCCTTACGCCGTCGCTGTGCCTCGTCCTTATAGGGTCGCAATAAGTCATAACGCTCTTCGTCTGCCGCCATTAGCGCATCGTCCCAATCACCATGCTTATGACTCCAATGACCGGGCGGGTAAGGGCTATTTGTGGCGGGTTTGAAGTTACCTTCCTCATCTATAATGTCATCAATGCTCAAAGTGGGCAACAATTGTTTTGTGTCTTCCGCCCATTGTCGCATCATCGCCATATCTGCCTCTTCGTCGTATTGGTCCGAATCATCATCATATCGCGCAAGTTTGTCATCGTTTTTGAGTAGTCGCCAAGCGATGTCCATAGGTTCGCCTGTCTCAATTCCCTCACGCCATTGCTCATCTTGCGCAACGCGCGCATTGATGTCTTCAATCGTTTCTTGGTTGCCTGCGCCGTCACATTGAATGCAGTCTGCGGCAGGTGTAACTGTCCCGTCCTCGTGTACAATCGGGGGTGATTTACCTGTCCCTTCGCAACCTCGACATTCTTGCGGCATACTACATCACCATTTTTTGAATATCTTCGATAGACCCTTCACGGTACCCATCTCATGTGAGCGAGAACGTAACAACCTTACAACACTTGCGCCCATCCACGCGCCAGCCGTAGTGCCCGTCTTTTTCGCTACAAGTGTGAATGTGGTTGCGCTTGCAACAGTTGCTGTATAATGCGCATGCTCTCCCGTAGCACCATTCATTTCGTCAACAACACTGATATGAATAGTGCCGCTTGGGAACCCAGCAGTGCTTGTGACCGTGAGTGTGGCACCCGCAAGATTGGTGCCGTTGGTGATAGGTGAGCCGTTCCCGCCACCCAGCGCGCCTCGTATGCTATTTGACGCGTCAGTAGTGTAATGCGTACCTGCCGAATGCTTGGCTATCTTGCGGTCACCAATAAGAAACCCTGCATGTAAGTCTACACCTACTTCGGGCAACTCAATTATTTGAGCAGGGTCCCAACCCTTGTGATAATCAGCGCTATAGTTGCGTAAACGCTTCCCAAGAATATGTCGAATGTAAGCAATCATTCGGACGTTGATGCGCATTCTACCAATACCTGATACTTCTTTTGACACGACTTGTAAGCCGCGGTCAGGTTGCATCTCATCTGCTTCAATCTCTTGTCCTTCTCCGAAAGCAGTCAGAACACCTTCAAGTCCCTGTTGATATGACGCGAATTGAAAATCTGATTTGTTGCCACTCAAATCGTGATAGGCTTCAAGAATTGCAACACGCTCGACTTGTTTATCAATAGGGTTCTGATACTCAACAATTTCACCTGCGTTTAGGTCCCATGATTTCATGTGTGATTTACTGCGAAACGCGCCTTGTGCTTTACGATTAGCGCGCAGTAATTGGTTCGCACTACGGCGCGCGGCCTGTTCTGTTGTAGCGGTTGGGTCCACTACCTCTTCCTGTTTGATATGCCCGTGTCGTTTTTGCAATTCTGCGTCATCAACAACGATGACGTTATGGTCGTTGTTGGCTTGCGTTTTACCTGTCACCATCAATCGATTCGCAACGTCAGTAATAGGGTCAGATTCTGATTCGCCCATACCTTTTGTCTGACCAACGATTCGGTCGGTATGCGCAAATACGCGCGGGGTGTATAGGAAATTGCCGAACCTATCGTGGAATAGTGCGTAGTCATCGTGGCGCGCTATATAACGTAGTGCTGTAGGAATACGCACGCCTCGGAAGTTTTGTGATAGGAATGTGGATGAATGTCGTGCAAGGTCTGCGCCCTTGTAAGAAGAGACTGTTCCAGCACGAGGGCCTGCAAAAGTGTGACCTACACTGACACTGTTCAAGCCGTGCAACTTATCGACAAACAACTGCTGAACAAGGTCAGTTGTCCGAAAGCCTACACCAACTTTTTGCCCAAGTCGCACGCCTCCATCAGTTGGGAATTCAATATCGGTGAATGTTCTACCTTGCATGTTCTGTAACACAAGACGTGAGCCTTGAGTCGCCGACTCTATAGACTGTGACCTGAGTCGTTGCTGGGAGTCAATTTCCGAATATATCAGTAGTGGTGTTTGGCCACCTGTGGTCAATTTGTTGCCGTCAAAATACACCTGACCTTCACTGTCAATTCCATCCTTGTCGGCATGAGTAAGTCTGATGGCTGACTGCTCTTCGACAAATCGGTATCGTCGGTCATGTGTCATTTGAAAATCAGATTGAGTGGGGGGCTTCAGTGTCTGCTTGCGCCCTGAAGTTACATCTTGAGTGCGCGTGTATTCAGCATGAAGCACTGCGTTGTCCACGAAGGTTGGCATTTCCACGCTTGACTTGACTGTGTCTTGCACGTTGTCGAGCCTACCACGAGGAGAATACGCGCGTGTTACGCCTGCGGTTGGTGGTGTGTAAGCCATCTATTCACCCTCCATCATATCTTCTTCCCAATGATGAGTCACAGGAATGCCTTTGACGCGTGCCTTATCCATCGTAGTCTGTGTGCCTCTCCCCCGCCGAGAGGGGAAAGCGAGTAAGTGGGTGGAATCATCCACTACCAATTGGTTTCGATGATGATACATCCGAGGGCTACCCATGTGGCGGTAGGTGTTGTGGTGGTGTTCGGTGAACGGTATTTCATTCTCTTGCGCATACATTCGCGCAAAAGTATCTGCGCCCCGCTGGCCGCCGGAGATGATACTGTGTGGCTGACCATTCTGTGCTACCCACTCGTCCACCTTCCTCTTGAAAACATCATAGTCAGGCAAGTTGCGAGAGCCGACAACGCCGAGATGGATAGGGTCTCGTGGTGGAGCAACTGGTTGTGGTGGTGGAGCAACTGGTTGTGGTTCATCATCTTCTTTCAGCACACGCCACGCGGCATCTATCGGTCTCAATTATTCACCACCCATGAGTCGTTGTAATTGCTCTTGTAAGTATGCGAACGTGTTCGGCGCATTCTCACTCAAACGGGCAAGACCTGTGCCTATCCCTGCTGACGGGATGACAATTTGTTTGTTGTGTGAAAGTGCTTCTTGAATGTCTTCGTCAATCATACGCACATTGTCATCGTAAGTGTCGTCTGTCCACATTGCACTCGGGTGCATAGAAGGTGCGTGCTTTGTGCGTATGCCAACTGCTTGAGGATGCCCTCTCATGTGCTTTGCTTGACCCCCCATACCTCTTCTTTGATGATTGTCTCCGAACAGGAATACCTTGTCAGGGTGCGCATCCATGATGTCATGATTTATCCAATCCATCTGCATAGCAGGCGGTGGCACGATTTCATTCTTCAATACGCCCCACGCGGCATCTATCGGTCTCAATTGTTCACCTCCGAGTAGTCTGCGCTGACCTCGCCTCCGTGGTCCTTCGTGTTGAACTTGGTGCCGGGGTGTGTCGTTTGCGAGTGGCGCGGTTCTACACTAAAGTCCGGCCGCACGATGACCTCTTCATCATCTTCTGACACAATTGATTGTCTGCGCGCGGCATCAGACTTGTAGTGACCTAACGTGTTTTCACTGACCACCATTCGACCCACTGTCTGACGCAGGCTTAATTGGAACCCAGCCGATTCAGTGCCGGGGATGAGTGGGCCTACACTGACAGGCGCAGTGACGCTGACGGCTGGGTCCACATAGTAGACAGGCGCGTATGGTGGATTGGTCGGTGCAGGTGCCGCAGTGAGAATGTAGTCCTCTACTCGCGCACCCGGCGCATCATAGACGAATACACCGTATCGACCGCCCGCTGTAGCGCTGTAGTAATTTTTGCTGTCTTGCGGGCTACCTGCGTTTACACGTCGGGCGTGTCGGAATATCTCAATATGTCTGTGGTCTAACACGCGCACAGGTCGCAAGAGTAGTCCCAAATTCTTGTCTGAAGGGTTGACTCTTCTAACGAATGGGTCGTGGTCTGAAGTCTGATATGGGTTGCTGGTTCGCCATCGTGTAGATGCTGTATGGGCAATCGAATACTTTTGTGCCAAATACGATTCAACCTCTAAAATTTCAGCCGCACTCAATGCACGATTGTATTGGATAATTTCAGCCACTTCACCGTCGAGCATATACGACGATGTGTTCATTGTTCCGATACCAGCAAAATCATCAGTTGACTTGTAGTAAGTGCATGCCTGCGTCAATTCATTTCCGTCTTTTCTGAACAATTGAGTAGCCGCCGCACCTAAGCCGTCACCGCCACTGATTTGTGCAGTCAAGATAGCAGACGCGGCTGTAACCAAAGGTGTTGATGCGTGCCCCGAACCTAACGCGCCCCAACTTTCTGCTCGGCCTGCCCACATTTCCCAAAAGCCGCCAGCGGCACCACCGGTCATGTCACCATACAGATTAAATCCAGCACGCGCGACAGATACGGTAAGGTCTGCGGTTGATGTGGCTGTGGCCGCCGCTGTCAACTCAAAGTGAGTTGCGTCGGTAATTGAAGCAATTTCAGCACCACCCGGTATTCCGGGTCCTGATACGGGCATACCTACAACCAATGCGACCGGTGATGCGGCGTGAGTGACAGTCGCATCAGTGTTGGTGAGAGAAATACCCGTGAGTGTAAAATCGTAACTGCTTCTGCTTTCGTAAATCGCCTCGTGGGTATTGTTGTCAGCGTTGACTGCGGCAACAACGAACACGGTGAATTGGTTTGTATTCAATTCCGCATCATACGCGATACTCAATTTGTCACCACCGTCAAATCTAACTGCGGGTTTATTTCCGAAGTTGGCCTCACTTGCAACATAGGCGGGCTGTTTGCTAACCGTGCCTTGAGTAAAGTTGCGCCCATTGCCTGATGAGTCATCCCACTGTGTCACTGCCGCGCCGTCAGCCAACCCCTTGATTGCGTCGGCCTTGAGCCACAGCACCATACCGCTTGTTGGCAGTTGTGCCCCCCAATTCAAATCGCTCACGGGTTCCATGTAGTTGTCGAGATATAGAACGTATGACCCACCGAGTGGGTTGATACCGTCAGTGAGTGATAACTTCATGACATCGTCAACATCGGTAGCAAAGTCAAGTGAGGTTAAATCGTAATCTTTTGCGACTGTATATCGCTGTCCTACACCTCGGTCAGTGTGCAGACTTGTTGCGTGTGTGGCTTGTACCATGTATGACCTTGGCACATCACCTAGTTGGTCCCCAACAGTCATTCCATCAAGACCAATGCGTGGTGCAATGCGTGCAATTGCATCTTGAATAAATGCGCCTCCGTGCAAGAAGTCAGTTTCTACTTGCTCAACATTTTTGCCACTCATTGCTTCGGGTTTGAGTAAACCATCTTCTCTGTTGATACCAAGTCGCCGACTGATACCGACAGGAATATCGGTGGCTGTGACAGGGTCATTGGTTGGACGCAATAGACCGACTGTGAATGGTGGTTCTGCGGTGTGATGACTCAACACCATACCAATCGGGCGAATAGGAATACTAACCGCCTGTAGTACATTTTCGTTAAACACGGTTGGCCAGCGCACACCACGCCCGTCACCACGGTCACCAACGCGTAATGCGGTTTTTGGGTTGAACCAATCTACAAGGTCTTCGGCGCCTGTACCACGGTTGGTTCGGTTATCCACACCTTCTGCCGCCGACGGTAGTGTGAAGTGAGAACGGTCACGATACAACTTGACTGTTGTAGGGTTCTTATTGGGTAGTGCGTATGCGTCTTCCGGGTCCCATGTTGGGCGAATACCAAACCCGCGCACAGGATATTTGCGCACATCTTCACCTGTGGTGTTACCCCACCAATCGACAACATAGTGTACAACACCCGGCATGAGGTTACGCTTGTTGTTTGCATGTGTCCCTTGTTTACCAACAAAGAAGTCACCGGGGTGTAATCGTTTGGCTGTAACAGGGTTCACAATGTTGCGCACAGGGCAACCGAATGGTGCAGTAATTCTGCGCCCGTCAGCATACCTGACCTGATGGCCGCGCACATCCGCACCAAGCAGTGCTGACGCGTTGGTCTGTTGTTCCATGATACCGACGTTGGTCGCAGTAAGTGCTTGGTCCGCAACCCCACCTACTTCTCCTTCGTATGTCCATGAACCAATGTCATGCTGAATAAGTGGCCCGTGTTGATACCCGTCGTGAGGGAAATTGAATGGGCCTGCGATACCCTTTGCGCCCTGAATCGCCCAGCGTGGTCTGTTGTATGGTTGACGCACTGCAAACCGATGCCCAAAGCAGAAGTTGCGGTGATAGGCAAAATCAGCATCAGCCGCGCCATATACCGTAGCAACAGGTGATGGGACTACTGCTGTGCCGTGTGAGCCTGTTGTAGTCCACGTCTTACAGTCGCCCATCTTGAGGGCTGTAGATGCGTGCCATCCCCGCATGACATCACCCCAATGGTCAAGGCGCGTGGCTGATGCGCCATATCGTGTGCCACCGGGCCAAAAGTTAGCGTAGTGGTACACGATGCCATCAGTGCCTCCTTCTGCTGGATTAGATGCGTGAAGTGATTCGGGGTTCACACCAGCACCTGTTCGTGCCGCATCGTTATGTGCGTTTTGTGCCTGCATACGGAACCCGAATGGGCCGTTGCTAACAGCGTATGTAAATTCGTGATAATGCACCATATCAAATGATTCGGGCAAGTGGTTCAATGGTTCTTGTAGGAACGCGGGCGAGTCAGGATTGGGGCGTGATGAATCAGAATTGATTGTGTACGGGCGACCCAAATTCTGATGCCAGCGACACAAGAATGCGTCGGCCATGTGTAGGCTGTTTGTATCGCGCGTACCATGCAAGAGTTGTGGTAGATTGCGTGTGTTGACACTGGATGTTGATTTTGTATAGACTTCGCCCGGTAGTGTGTTTTTCCAATGCCCTGTTAAGCGCAGTGTGGACCCAGCAACAGCCTTTGCCCAAAACGCCGCATCTTCGGGTACTACGGTCTCAAACCGCGATGTGTTTTCGGTTCCGAGACCTGCTCCGCCACCGCTTGTGTAACCGCGATGATTGTATGTCGCATACATCTTTGCACCATCTACCGTAGTCAATTCAAGACGCATGTTGTAGTAGTCGATTCCAACAAGTGGGAATAAGTCATTGTTATCTACAACAATACGAGCGTTGCCTGAATCTACACTAAGCACTGAACAAATTGGTGAGAGGGCACTGTAGTCTCCTGTATAGGCGTCGTAGAAATGCGTGGGATAACCGGCTAGTGTAATTTGTGACGAGATTGCGCCGAGAGTGCTACGACAGAAATGGTAGTAATCGTCAGCGTGATACTGTTCCAAGTGCTTAAAGTGCGACGCCGCAAATGGACTACTCAGACTGTTGGCCCACCACGGTACAGTGATGGTATAGCCGGGTGTTGAGCGTCGGAACATGTTGGGGTGATAGGGCAAACTGCGTCGTGTAAATACGCCGGGCGCACTTTCGTTTACGCCTAACGGATTGAATGTTGCGAGTGGTGGAAGAGTAGTAAACTGCTGTCCGGGCGCCGGGTCTATATCCAACATCATTTCGTTGATATAGATTTCACAACCACGCACATCTGCGCCCACTGCCGAAGCAAGGATGAGCCCAATACCACCATTGGCCTGCGCATTGTCATCATCAATACCAATGACTGTTGCGACCTGTTGACCTGTTAGGAATGGAACGCGTGCGACGAATGCCGAAGTTGCGGGGTCGAATGGTGCAACATCACTAACCGCGTCGGGATTCTGATGATACCCAACCAACTGTTGCGCATAGACGTTTGGCTGTATCACAATTTGGTACGAACCAACTTCCATAGGGTCAGGGAAATGTGGCGTAAGTGTGTAGTCTTTTGCCGCCTCCAAAAAGATGAGGTGACTACCTTTGCTATTCTGTGTACCAGCCACACCGTCGCTCGCAAGAACCCCATATCCATCGTATCGAATCTTCGTTTCGGTCATCAGTGTAAATGCCCCACCATGAATGTCAGACGGTGGGTAGTTCGCAGTCAAATTGCTGAAAAATACGTTCGGGTCTCGCGCCGCGGCACTTGCACCTAACTGAACCACAGTACCATCATCAATTGATGATGTACATGCGAAATGCTTTCTATAGAGTCGCTGATATAGAGGATGAGCGAGATGGCCCGGCATCATTGCCATTGTAGGTGTGACATAATGATGACCCATGCGCGGTAACGGCATCGGTGTGAGTTGTGTTGCTGTCAATAATTCATACGGACTCTTCGCACCACCGCGCGCTCCCTTCACATTGTACCACTGTGTCAGCGGCATGTCAGGTGACTCACCGCTAACTTCTGCATGGTCGCGCAAACGACGCGCGGCAAAGAACCGGTTGCTACCCGCAGGGACATAGAATGATGGCTTGATTGACTCACCAACCGCGGCCGTAAATCCGGGTGTAAAAACCACACCTGTAAACGTGCTTCCTGACACGCCTGTGTAAGAAGCAATGCGCCCGTTAATGGAGAGGAACCATCGACCACTACTTGCTTCTGAGGCGGCTGTCCAAATTCGCTGGTCAATTGCCCCACTCGCCACAATAGTGTTTGTAGTTTCACTAACGTATGTAAGTGGGTTGCTTGTGACATTGACATCTATGGACGAACCTGCGAAGTTATGAGTGTGATATACTGCTGGTTCACGCTCGGTGTGCGTATGTCCCATTTTTGTGATATGGAAATATAGAGCGCGGTCATGCGGCTCATACGAAGTGCGCAAGGGTGCATCATTTGTGGCATTTTCCCAACCTGATTGTGTATTATCAGGGAAGTTGTCAGGGTCTGAATCAATATGGTCCCATGCGTTATTTTCCCAAGTAGGCCATACGCGTGGGCCTTGATTTGTATTCTTGAATGAACGCTTAACAAGGTCTTCAGCATCACCGGGTCGTTGTAATCCACCAGTGCCAATAGACTCATTTTGGTAAACTTGAGACCGGTCAAAGCCTGACCTAACAACAATGTTGCCGGGTATCGTATCAGGGTCCGGCAACCGAATGCGCATATTGGGAGAGTTGCCTGAACCTGCTTCTGCTGGCGCGAGACCTTCTACGTCACGGTCACTGAGCAAATCAAAGTCACGAATAATAGTCCCGAATGGCGACCCGCCTTCGATAAAGTGTTCTTGGCCTGTATCGTCAATAACCATAATGCGCTCAAACTGAATCTCTTCGTTTGGAATTGACAACACATTACGCACCTCTCTTGGGTATGCTTCTGCGTATGCTGGGTGCGCTAATTCTTGTGCTTGTATTACAGGGAACATCGCCGCGTTAGTCGTTTCAAATGTAAACCGACAGTTACCCAGCAATTTTTCTCCTGTAAGAATAGGCACACCGCCCTTAACGCGTGTAATGAATGGTATTGCACCAAGACCACGCGCGTTTGATGCGGGGAGAGAAAGACTACCGCCATCCATGCGCTTCCATGTTACATGGTTTGTGGCAAAATTACGCGCTGGGTGTCTTCCTTTCCAGTACAACCACGGGTCATCATCCCAAGTCCCAAGAGCAAGACCACCATTGCAAGTGCGTTTTAGTGGTTGACTATCCAATGTAGTGTCTGCATAATACTGATTAGCGCCAGCGTTGATGTATGCGTCGTTAAACAAATCACCTGTTGGGTGAAGACATGCGTCCATTTGGTAAAGGTGCCCACCCGCTGTAACAGCGGGATGCCACGCCGTCGGTGCCCCTTCTGCGTCACCGGGTGGGTCTGTGCCATGAACCCACAATGCTTCCACGTTAGGACCACCATTTGCGGGCGCGGTATATCGTGAAGGTGAATGCAAATCTGCGTCCCATAAGGTAGTGCCTGTTTGTGCGGAAGTACCCACATGACTGGCTCCCCATCTGTATGCAAGCAAATCACCTGTGCAAGAAACCCCATCGCGGTCAAACTTAGCGACGAGAGGTAATTCGGATTCGTAACTGACAACAACATAATGAGCGGGATGCACACCATTCGGGCAGTCATTGACAGGTGTAAACCGAGGCTTATTTGATGCGGAGTCTTTGTCCACAGCCACCAAACTGCCCGTTTTCTGATGACAAGACATCGTGTCCCCATACGGATTGAAAGCCAAGAATGCGTGCCATGCACCTTTACCTGTACCTATACCGACTGAGTCATCAGGGTTTGAAACTGCAAGACTATTGAGGTATGAGTAACGCTCACCATGCCACCCCACTGCCCCAACAGGGCGTGTTCTATCGACCGCGTTTACAGCACCACTGAAATGCACCTGTGTTGCCGCGAGGTGGTCATAGATTGTATTTTCTCGTGTGACATTATGGTCACCGTAAGCACTAGCGGCATGCAGTTTATCTTGTACGCCGTTTGACCAACGTAAGTTGCCCGCCTTTGTCCACATGTAGACTTTGAATCCTGACCCGTTGGCGGGTGGTGTAAGTGCTTGTCCACCGGAACCTCGTCTTGCGCAAGTGGCCTGTGTTATCATTGGGTCCTCAAAGGCAGTCTCAGCCGTGCGATGATTTGGCCCAAGAAGGAACGCGTAGTTATTGTTGGCGTGGTCAATATGCACACCGTAGTAAAACGCGTAGTAACCTGTCGAAAGAGGGTCCGCAGGGTCAATTGTGCCGGGTGCAATCCGAATCCACCCGTAAGCAGGCGCGCTTTCGGGGATATATTGAACCGTCACATGCCCGGATGTGGCAGGTTCGTTTGTTGTTGAATAAGCGCCCATTGGTCCCAACTCAAGCCATGAATACTTGTCTTGTTGATGTGCGCTACCGAACGAAGGTGCGAATGTGCCACCAAGTGCTTTGAGTGCGCCCTTGCCGGGAAATGAATTGATTGCACCTGATAGAACCGCGCCTAATTCTTCAGAGTTTTGTACGCGTGTAGCATCGACTACAATAATTTCTGTGTCCGGTGCCAAAGCCAAGTCTTTGTCATAGTCAGGTAGCATAGCCGCACACCCTCTATAGATAGTCGCATTATCACCAATTACTTTCGATGTGACAGGCGATACGACACGAGAAACAACTGCGTTACCTGTAACAGGGTGAGCGGGATTCAGGCGTATGCAATTGTCAAAGAAATGACCACCGGGCGCATATCCCCCGTCCATGTGGAACGTCATTCCACCCAAATCTTCGCTTGGTGCGCCTGATGCTGTGCCGTGGACTGGAACATAACCCGAAGGCCAACCACCACCAATCGCGTGAATTTGGTATGGATAGAATGGGTGAGCAAATGGTGGCGCTATGCCACCTGTACCGGGGTTGTAGAATGGGTCACAAGACCATAATACGTGACTAGCATTGTCTTTGTTGTATTTCTCATTGGGCGCACCATGCGGTGGGTCCCAATTCAAAATATGCTTCCATCCCTTAATGTTAGTTGCAGTAAAAGCAAATGGGGCTGGTAAAAACTCAAAAGTGCCACTTCGCTGTAACGAAGCCACTGCGGCTGGGAATCGCCCATCGTAATTAGAAATTGTATTGGGTAAGAATTGACCGTAACGTGTGCTGTACAAAAGAGGTGTAGCACCGCCTATATTTACATCGTATGCTTTTCCGATGCCACCAAAAGAACCATCGATAGTAGCAACACTATGCCGCACATTTGGTTCGGCCTGTAAAGTGTCTTCGCCCTTCCAATGCTTTGGGAACGATTGCCCCGGTCCAAAGATGACGTAAGTTGTGTGGTCATTTGATGCTGATGGTTCATCTTTGTAGCGAGCATGAGGGTGTGCAAATCGGAGAATGAGTGGTGATGGGCGAGTGATGTTTACTTGGTTTGCAGTACCAGTCGCGTAAGAATTTCCGGCTCCTTTGGGGTCATCAAAACCTGTAGATGAGTGAGCGCTATCATTCGCGTGTGCGTCCATGTCCGGTGACAGAATCGCATTGTTGTTTGCGAACGGAGAGCCAACTTCACCTTCATGCTGGTTAAGCAATGCAGTGCCGGGGAACATAGCGAGCATGGCAGTAGTGTCAAGCATTGCGTATGCGCCGAGTGTTTCGTTCGCGTGTTGTATTCCCGCAGTGCCCGTGGGCCCTGTGCTATACGGGTGTTTGTAAAATTCAGAATAGTCGTTTTGTGTACCATCATTGATGTCAAGCACAACACCACTAAACCCACCACCGAAGTAGAGTGGTACCCAATGGTCAACACTGTCGCGCGCACCTCGGAAGTAAACGAGAGGTTCACCGTATGTATTGCCTGCGAGACGAGCGCCATCGAACAGACGCGCACGGTCTATAGCACAATAACGACTCATTGCTGTGGGCATTGTTTTTACACCACCCGTCGTCGGCATAATTTTCTGCATCAGCATCGTCGTTGTTACAGCAACTGTAGTGGCTGTCGCGCCCTTCGGCTCTTCAGCATAAACACCTGTGCGGTCATCGACAACAAATCGATGCCGTCGTTCTGCTGTTCCCGGCCAATTTACAACGCCACCTAGAACTTCTCCCACAAACGAATTCTTTTCATCAACACAAACGCGTATAAGAGGCGCGTATGATAAATCTACAGCACCACCAAAGTCCGCTGTGCCTGTACCTAAATCTGCTTTAGTGCGCCCAATTGGACTCAACCAATGCAGGCTCATGCCCGGATTATTTGCATTAACTGGTTGGTTATCCATGTGCAGTGTCCATGTATTACCTGAAACGGCGGCACTTCCGTTGCTGACAGTAAATGTGGGATTCTCAATGGCCGGTGTAACATGGTCACCGGGGTACCGTGTGTAGCGTATGCCACGCAAGTTGTCGCGCCACACACTAATATCTACGATATTGTCTTGACTATCTACTAGCACAGGTGTGGCAGTATTTGCATTGGTGCCACGATAGCGAGTTGTGATATGCAAAACAGTCTTCGGTAAGTAACCTACATCAAGTCGCTTGTTTTGATTTATTTCGACTTGCGTCAGACCCCCAAGATGTGTATTGCGCGCAGTAGTAACTGTACCACCCACGAATGAATTTGCGTCGGCTACATCTACGCTACCAGCATAGAGTCCCCAATCAGGCGCGCGGTCGACTTCAAACAAGTCTTTGAGAGGCATGACTTCCTGTTTGTCACTGTATGCTCTAATACGAATTGATTCGGGTTTGATTCCCCAATCAGCAAAAGTGCGTCCATCAGGTGCATACATTTGTGTACAATCAAAAGATGTCTCTGTGATATTTGTACTGTTTGGGTCAATCGACATTGCCCGCTCTATAGCACCAGCAATAACTTCATCGGTGAGAATTGTAGTTGGATTTAGCATTGGTGAAATTAGCACAGGTGACTTGTTGTTAGCAATAGCAGTCGGGCCTCGCTGGTTCGCACCAAAGAATGCGGCTAGATTAGCAACGCCTGTCGGTAATCCAGTCACTCCACGGAATTCGTGTTGGTCCCCGTCCGTACCGTGTGAGCGGGATGTGTAATGTAAAACGTAACCTGAATGGCTGTATGTCACACCACCTGTGGCATGAGGCAAACCAACCCAAATCATACCACTGTCGGGGAACCCGAGATGACCAAGAACATCGATATTCCCTGAAGGTATGTCATGCCATATCCCATCGTTAGCAAACCCAACATTGGCCGCTTTGTTGAAAATCAATCTATCATCGACAGGTGTGTCAAGACTGATAGCATAGACTGCTTGCATGGTGTCGCCACCACGGAATTCATTACCTCTCCATGTAACTTCTGTAGAAGGCGCGGCTAAGTCACTTTCTTGGATTCGCTGTGATGGGTCGCCTTTGCCCCACATGTGTTTACCGAGAGTAAATCCACCGAGACTGGTGTCACGGTCATCAAACCAAATGACTACTTCATTATCAAGCGATGGGGGTAGTTTTGTGTTGTCATTGGAAAATGGAATGCCATACTGCTTGTAGAGCATACGCAAAGTGTGACGCCTACCAATATGGTCAACCATGCGGAATCCGTAAATTGTCTTGTCACCTATAGTATCGTCACCCTCGCTTGTAGGTACATACTCACTGTAAATTGCGCTACCAGCGTTAGCACCATACGCTGTATTCCATCGCAAGTTTGTATTACCTTCTGCGCCGAATCCCCATTTACCTGCGTCAGGCGCCCAGCCCGGAATACCTGCCTGAACAAGCCCACCGCAGTTGATACGCGAACGTGCGCGAGTGCCTACTCGGAGACCTTCAACGATAGCGCCCGGCTGTCCTTGTTGCTCAAACGATTCGTTGAACATGGTATTTGATGAGCGGCCTGTACCTATTTCGTGGTTTAACGCGCCACCATATCCATCCGCAACTGTTGATTCACCACCGTCTGTTACTCCACCATTGAGTGTTGCACTGTTACCGAGACTGCCATTATGAGTAATGTCATCGCCCGGATTATCACGCAGTGTCAGGCCAGTTAGGGTAGTAATTGGTGCGAATGGGCGACCGTGTTTATTGATGGGCATAGGTGCCGGGTGCATCATTTCACCGAGTGCTTCTTCGGGTTGGCAGTAGAAATTTCGGAATCTACCTCCATGCCCGACAAGGAATTGTGGTCGGTAGGGAGATTGGGCCCGACTGTTGTCAAGCCACACGCAGAAGTTGCGTCCAGTTGCACCGGGCACAGTCGAATGAATGACGACAGTGAACCCTTCCACACCGTCCGCATCTTCTATGACACGCCCGACGTGTGCGCGCAAGTAACCCATGTGACTGCCACGGTCGAACGAGGAATACGCGGTATCATCCCAAAACGGTGAAGGGTCATGTGTGCTACCTGTGACCGCAAAGTCTGCACCGTGATGTGCCGCAGTAGGGTCACTTTCTTGGTTTGAATTGGCATGCGCAGTTAGATTGGTGCCTTGCTGTGTAATATCAAATCGTTCTGATTCGCCGGGATATTGGTCCGCAGGTCGGCGTTGGTTGCTTCGCCCGTTGCGCGCACCTGCTTGGTTAATCAGGCGCACTACTTCTTGTGCGGCGGCTTCAATGTCAGTCACACCTTCTTTGACACCCACTTCGCCGAGGTCAAGTCTCAATCGCCTAGTGAAATCCATTTGCGTCCAATGCGGCAAATGTTGTAAACGCGCTTCACGATGGGAACTGAGTGATAGAGGTGTGTTACGATTACCGCGCAACGCAAGGAAAGCCGGAATAGCACGCGTTCCTTCAGGTGTATCAAACATTGTAGATTGGAATGGGTAAGCGTCATTTGCGTTTGTCCATACCTTTGTCGCTTCAGCGGCAACAGTAAGAGTGTCTGTAGAAGCACGCTGTAATGTTCGCGCGTGGTCATTTTTTGCGTAGTCAGGACAACAAACTGAATTATTTGTTCGGTCAACTGCGCCTCTTGACGGACAACCAGCATTGGGGTTTTTGAAATCCTCAATGCTTAATATGAAATTTGGTGCCAAGCGACCTGCGCATACAGCCATAGGAAGACCTAGCGTATCATTGAATTTGGCATTTGCATAGAAGGGCGAAAGATGAGCGTAAGCCGACTCTATAAATTCAGACTTACCTGACGTAGTAAGCATGGTATCTACACCAGCAGGTGACGACCCACCAATGTCGGTTATACTGGCAACCATGTGTTCATAGGTTCCCGCGGCACCAAGTCTTGTTTGTGTACCGTATGAATATGGAATGTCACGACGTTGTGTGCGGAAGCCATTCGCAACATCAAGATTGCGTATTTTCATTTCTTTTTGACTAGATTGCACTTGCATCCACAAGTCTTGGAACGCGACCGCTTCTCTATCGCGCGCGACATCGTAAAGAAGAACACGCGCGTGTTCCTGTGTGGAAAGATACGGGTCAACATACGCGATTATTGGGGCAGTATTCGGAGTGCGCCCAAGTTCAGCCCAATTCAACTCAATAGTCTTGTTGACGTGTTGCGCATAGTTACGCGCGGTTGTAAGACAGTCGTTCCCAATAAGGAAGTTTTCCATATAGACCGTATCACGCGCTTCGATTCCCGCATCGCTACGACCCTCGTTAAACCCGGACCACACTTCAAACTCATTGTAAACACCGCGCGATTTAGCAAAGATACCTTCTATTGCGTGAGGGTTGGTGTAGTGCATGTTCATCCAAACAGTGTCACCCTGCCGGAGACCACCGGGGGCGTATGGATTGTGCCACGTTGAGTTGACAACAGCATCTTCAACTTTATTTTGAAGTCCGGCCGCCATTAACGCAGTCCGTATGCTATAGACAGTCAATTCGTCACCCAAGACAAGAGGCATAGCCGCGCCCGAATTCCACGGTGCCACGCCAATTTGAAACTCTACACCTGATACGCCCGGCACAAACGCACCACTTGGGTCGCATAGTACAGTGTAATCCAAACCATTTCGCTCATTGCGAGCGATATACACACCAACATTCCCATGATGTTGTTCTATCACTGCGCTATGTGAAATCAATTCAGGCTTGTCAAAATGAACAATGTGAGGTGTGGCGAGTTTGTTGATGAGTGTGACCTTGACTTTCGGGCACCCACTTTGAATACGCGCACCATGTGGGTTTTCGCGCGGCCCTGCTCTAAACTCAACTGCGCTAACATACTGGCGTAGTCCGTAGTCACTGTTGCCGCCTTGTGTCATTACATTTGCGCGGTCGAGATGATACGGGTTGCGATATTCTTGCGCAGTGCTAGGTGTGTAAATATCATCAGCGATAATAGCAAGGCTTTCATCCATGTCCCATCCACCGATATGAATTGATACACCTTCTGCCACACCTGACAGAAAATTAGCACTCTGACTGCCATGTGTATTGGTTGTATCAAGTTGAAGATAAGGCGACCCTGTAGTCACGAGGTCCTTGTAATACGCCCATTCACCATTTTCAAGAAACACGCGCCTTCTACGCAAGGTGTTTTGCATGCCTCTTACGGCACCTGTGCCTTCCGCTTCAACGGCCGACTCAGGGAAAAGACCGTGGTTTTGGATGTATAACCGTGAATTAACAACATCGTGCCATGTAATTGATGCACTCTTTTGAGTTTGTTGACGAACCCATGTATAGTGATACGAACCCATCACTTCACGGTCTGCGGCAAGATAGTCGTTACAGCGACGCCCAACAGGGTTTGGTGCCCATGAGTGCGCTGTCATTGTGGCGTCAAGAATTAACGCCATGCTGTTATCAGGGCCGGGAAATATACCTGCGTCACGGTCCTCAAAGAAATGGTATGGGAACAGTGGGATTTCAACCAATGCGCGTGTTGATGCGTATTGTGTTCCGAGTTGGTAATCATGGTTGACACTTTTCAAAGATTGAAATAAGCGGTCATTGATAGTAGAACCGTCTTGACAAATGCTTTGGTTGAAAATAGTAGGGTCTTCTACTGTCAGAACCGAATCTGTCGCAATATCAACAGTGGCAACCCATGTAGGGAAATCGAGAATAGTGTTCCCTTCTGCATCAAAATAATGAGAGCGAGAGGACCCATTCCCAAAAATAAATTTGGTGCCTTGTTTAGAGACGTATTTTGCTTTGGCGCCACTCGGTGTATAGACAAAACCATTAGTGGCTGTAAAACAATACGTCCCCCATGACGCAAGACCGGGGTTGTTGTTATTGAGAGGGGTGACTGTGAGTTCACATGTACCACCAAATACGGCTGTAAAATTCACAACCTTTGTTGCGCAATCACTACGCGTCGTCCCCCCAAGACGAGATAGTGGGGAGGGGTCAAATGTTGGTTTGGTGTTCACCGCACCTTGTCCCGGCCCACCGAGTGTGACTGTGACAACAGGCGCGCCCGGCATAATTTCCTTGATAGGATGAGAGTCAGGGCTACCGTCACCAAGCGTGTCAGCATTGACGTTGATGTCATCCATCAGACCACGGCATTGCATCATCAAAGTGCGCCCTGTAGGGCCAGTCATCGAATTAAAACTGACAATACGCCCACGAGATTGCAAGTATTCCAAAGATACATGTGTGGCGTCGTTGGGGTCTTGTGATGTACCTTCTGCTTTAGCGAGTTGCATGACGCGTTTACGATTGGAAGGTTGGATAATTAGAACGTGTTCGTTACGGTCACGATAATTGTCAATAATATCAAACACTTCATGGGTGTGACTTGACTGATTTGACGCACCTACATCAAACGCACCTGACGTGTTATCATTGTCTATAGCAGGTTTTTGACGGAAATATGTAGGCGCTTCGCCAACAGGTGGGTCAGGTAAACCACGATTGCGCAATTGCAAAATCGCACGATTGTAAACTGAAGGATGAACAGGGTCAGTTGAGTGTGAAGCATCGACACCTTGAGGTGGTCTGCACCCGCTGTCTTCTGCGCGCATAGGTGTGTGGTTTACAGGCGTCAGGCTTTCGTCTAACTCAATCTCATAAAGCCGCCCGCCTGTATTGTCGCCTACCAACCGATGTGGTTTGAGTGAATCATTAGAGTCGCCAGCGACCGATTCAGAAATGCGAATCATACCACCCGGCGCATGAATAGTCAATCCCGCACCAACTGCCGCGGCAATATGCGCGGCGACGCTTGAACCACCGATGACAGACCCACCAGCGGGCACTGTCTTTTCGATAAGAAGCATAGGTGTGGCGACACCCATTTTGCCACCTGTGAGGTCAATCGCGTTGTAATGAATCTGAACGTATGGCGCCGCGTTTGGTGCCAAAGAAGGTACTTCCAGCACAGCGATACGCGACTCAGTTTCCGGCGCAAGATGTAAGTCGTAAACATTGTCAGTAGAAAGGATGGAATCGGCCGCGTGTCCTTTGAGTAAGAAAGGTCTTACATCGAAGTTTGCGCCACCAATCGCAATGATTTCTCGCTTGTGTTCTGCTGATGTCGCAGTGGCGTTGTGACCATTTTCAATGATTGCGTTCACAGTGCTACTGCTTTTGACAGAAGACAAAGGTCCAACGAATGCACGTCTGTGTAGGCTAACAATTGAATTGATTGGCTCTTGGTCCTTGAGTCCAATGCTTTGACCATCAAAAGTAACATCGAATGAATCTGACGCACCATCAATCGTTTTGGTGACGTTCTCTTCTTGCGCTGGTGGGAACACGCGCATGAATGGGTGTCCTGTAAGATGGCTGTATTTGTGGCGCGCACTGTGACCTTCTTTGAATTTATTATTAAGTGCGCTAGGCCACGAAGAAGCATCGAACGGATTCTTTGCTTTGCCTATAGACAGGTCTCTTGAGAACAAAACACCGTGATTCAAATTGCCTGACTCATCAATCACCATCTGTCCTGTGCGGTCAATCATTTGAGTGCCGATGCCGGGTGAACGGTATGGTGTGCCGGTACCACTATCAATGAGTAAGTCTCCACTTACAAGCACGACGTGGCTGTCATTCGCAAGATTAGTGGCTGTCACGAACGCAGTGCGATTGTGCAAAACACCACGCGCACCATTAGCGGTCGTATCAAAATCAAGATGGATGCTATTCACAGTCAGGTCGCCGTTTGTTGCGACATTGAGAAGTCGAACGCGCTCGGGTGGTGAAAGGTTTGCTTTGCCCGTTTTGTGGTCACACACTGTTGGGTTGAGCATTAGATTGAATGGTGTATGCGCAACTTCCGTAAGACCTGTTGGTGTCGCAATTTGATAATTGCCGAGTCCGTGGTCAGTTGCGACATTGAGAGTAGTAGTGAATGTGGATTTGTCTTTGCCTGTGATAGTTTCATACAGCGTTTGCGCACCAGCCGCACCGATGTTGATTGTAGTCGCGCCCGCTGTTACATTTGATGCGATGTAGAAGTCATTGTTATCCACATCAATAGGCTCTTCAAATCTCCATAGACCGATAGAGTCCGTGCTTGTGTGCAATGGGAGCGCACGTATTTGGTCTGAAGTGCCACGACGCCAATGAACCGATTCAATGTACCCGCGATACTCACCACCACGACCACCGATGTAGAGGTCATTCTCATTCATTTTCAGTTCATATCGTTTATCGAGTTTGACTGAGGCAACCAATTCCGCATTGACATAAATCTTGACTTGCTTACCATCGAATGTACCAACCACATGTAATAATTCACGCGAGTCTGCGTTCAACGATGTGCCTGATTCCATAAACGATGCCCCGTCTCGTGGGTAAACAAGACCGTCCCATCCAACGCGCGAACCACCTGATACAACAGGTACTGCCGATTCAGCAGTGAATGTCTTTTTGCCAGTCTTATCATCGCGAACATGTACTGAAAATGATGCAGGCGCAGGTTCTCCTACACCACCAATGCGCAACTCAAACAAGTCAGGTTTGACTGCAACAACACCGCCGTGGTCAGGCGCAACCCACGCTTCTATACTGAAAGATGTGAGGACTTGCGCAATGTAACGGTTGTATTCACTGCCCGCCTGTCCTGTAGTTGTTGCGTTACTGCGCGCCCCATTCGCAAGTTTGAGACCTGTGCGTTCAAAAGTCGCCTGTGGGACAACAACAGCGTCACTGACACCATTGAAAAATAGTGCGTTGCTAGTACCGCCAATTACTGTCATTGTATCACAATCCTACGATTAGGTCAATTGGTTGGAATCCGATTTCTGCTGAATATGTCTGCTCACCAGCATTGTATGAGAAATTGCACGAAGCCACTGTTCCGCGTATGCCAGTAAGCAAATCTCGCGTATCAAAAGTAGTTGACGCTGGGTTTACGTTACCCGCGGCGTTTTGAGAATCAGGTGATGTAACACCCGTCACCAAGAGAAAGTTGCGTGTACCATACCCTGTTGGAAGTAAGTCAGTCCCTACATCAGCGTGTAGTAACGAATTATAGGGGATTTGCACACCAACAATATAGTCGTCACCAGCACCGCGCAAGTCCATTTGGATATTCATATCAAACCCACCTTTGTCAGTTTTACCACCAAGATTGAATGCCGAGCCAAGAGCGCCACCAACATTTGTGTTTGCTACATTTGCAATCAGGTCTTGCATCTTGTCACCGGCTGATTTACATGAATGGCTTGACGAGCCACCACCCATGACTTGATGAGAAGGTATGATGAGACTTTCATTATCTTCATCGGTCCAAAAACGAGGCGTGCCTGAGTTACCGTTGATTCCTGATTCTGCTTGTGAGAATGAGAAAGAGCAGTTACCAAAACTTGTGTTCTTTCCTGTAGTCAATGCGCTAACTGTAAATGCGGACGAAAATGTGTTACCGCCCGCCGCAGTAATTACTGGACTAAATGTCCCACCGTGACCAGTGAATGCCGCGCGTAATGCTGTAGCGAGCGCTACACCTGTGTCTGCTACACCACTAAGACCGACAGTGAGTATTTTTCCTGACGCAGTATGAGACCCTGTCGAAGTATCAAATTTGACTGTGATAGGGTCAAGTGAGTTTGTGACTTGATGTGTAGTGCGCACACTGAATGTCTTGCCATTTAACTGCGCGCAGGTCACAGTGCCACCATCATCGTCCATAAACGCGTCAGTCGCGTCCTCGTCACCTGTTGCTTCAAACACCGCAACAGTGCTAAAATCAATAGAAGCGCCAGCGGAGCGCGGTGCTTTGGCAGTACCTGCGCAGTCATCATCTGTAAGAATACAATTGAAATTCATGTCGACGCTGACTAAATTCATATCAGCACCGATGCGCTCACCAAGAGCAGGTACAGGTATAGCAGTAACAGCGCGCTGGACACTGAAGGAATAGTCTGTACAGTGTAAATTGATAAGGTCACCGTTACGTTGCACCAATCGAATTGGTAGACCACCACTTGTGCTTGTCCCCATCAAATCGACCTCTGTGTAGTACCGCGTCCCCAACGACGCATTTCCTTCTGTATCTCATTGCTAATCTGCATTGCAAGTTGCTTTTTGTCACTGCGGTCTGTTACGCCACTGACATCAATTTTGATATTGAAAGTTTGGCCCATACCAGCCCCACCTTTGCCCAAAGGCACAACGGCTTCAGGCCCCTTCTCACCAATCATGGCGAGTGTCGGCCCGGTTACGATGCCACCCTCGGCAAGCATAGGGACTTTGATTTTCGGTGGAAGAGATACTTTTTTACCACCAATCTTCGGCACAAACTTTGGCACTTTGAAGTCGAGGAAGTTGGCGACATTTTTGTTATACCATTTGGCGAATTTCATAAATGCACCAGCGAGCCCTGATTTGAACCCGGCCCATGCACGCCCCGGAGTGTCCCACAAATACTTGAGACCTGCACCGATGCCGCTTTGGAACGCTGTTTTTACACCTCTACCCCATCTAGCGATGCGACTTCCTATGCCCAGCAGACCACTCATAATTGCTTTACCAATTTTCATTTGAGTGCGCGGTATGAAAAGAACAAAGAACATAACGCCCGATATGAAAGCGTCTTTGTGTTTTGACATGAATGCACCAACACCTGTGAAGAAGTCACCGATACCGGTCCAAATATCCCCAAGCAAACCAAAGAACCAATCACGGTGTTTGATGAGCAATACGACAATCACTGCCACAGCGGCAACGACGATAGCGATAGGTGCAGTAGCAACACCGGTGACAATCAATAGAATCGCAAGACCTATACCTGCTATCCACGCAACTGCGTCAGACGCTTTGCCTGTGGCTACTGCCCAAAACGCCGCACCGATTGCAAATATCGCCGCTACAGTCAAAACAACAGGTGCGACGACTGTGGTTGTGAGAGAAGTGAACATAACAAGCATGATGCCAATTGCAATCGTTGCCGCAGAAGCGGCGGCCAAAAAGGCCGCACCGAGTGAATCGGTGGAATTCTTTACCAAGTTGAACACACCAACAACTGCGAATACGGCCGTAACTACAGTTGCTATAGCCGTACCAAATACAGCGAATACCACAAGGAAAACTGCTATAGATGCGGCCGCTAAATTGACTGCTCCCGCCAGTCCACCCTCACCATCTTCTCCGGCAAAGACAATCACTAACCCACCAACCACTTGTTCCAAAACAGCAATGCCTTCGGACATTTCTACGATAGGTGAGTTTGCGCCATCAACTGCTATAGACACGGCTGTAAAGACCATGATAATGAGACCTAAGATTGCGAATAACGACAAGAATTTTGTCGTAATACGCGTCAAGAGGTTGTTGCTTCTACTCATCATTTTGTTGTTGAATGCGCCTACTTTGCTGTATGCCAAGAGAGGTACAATCATCTTCTGCATTATACTCATTTTCTTTTTCGCCGCTTCTCTTTCTTCGTCAGACATGTTGCGCCAATCATTCATAACGCTGAGACTTTGTGACATTGACTTGCCCAAATTTTTGACTTTGATTGCGGTTTGAACAAACGGGTTGCTTAGTATTGCGCCTCGCAAATTCAACATTTTTCTTTCAGCAAATCCAACTTGCGTAGACATGGCTTCAAAGCCTTGCTGTAACTTCATGATTGCGGCGTAATCAGTCTCGGTGGTCGCAAGTGGTGAATCCGCCATTTTACTCACCACCCTTCGCTACCGGGGAACGGTTGACCCGCGCCTGTTTTCTCCACACGTTGCCCTTTATTCATCTCTCCGGTCGCTTTCTCCATTTCATCAGCATTGATGCGCGATACGGCTGTGGCCCACGCAAATGATGTGGCGAAGTCTTCCTCGCTCATACGGCGCGCTTCCGCCATACTGATGTTGAAATGCTTTGCGACGGTATAGACCATACCGTCGAGCATCAGCCCTGCATTGTCCATTTTTTTATTCTTCATGGAATGGTATAGTGACTCGGCCCTTTCAGGCCATCTCACAAAGGGCCTGTAATCAAGTCCTGTGGTTGTGGGAGAAGGGCAGTAATTTGTTGCCCAACGTAGGTATTCAGCCCCATGAGTTGTATCATTGTCAGGTTCGGTTGAGTCCGCGATACGCACTCTGCGTACATGTATTTCCAATACCCCGCAAGGTCAAGGTCTACATTACCTGCGCCTGTAATTGATACGAAAGACTTGATTGCTTCTTGCATTTTCAAGAAGGTCAGGTCCTTTACCCACACTTTCATCACTGCGGACTCATCATCGGGGTCCACACGAATAGTGTGTTCTACTTCTGCTGGCGCGGCCATTAAACGGCCTATGTCGCTAACGACAGTGTAGTTATCATGCTGGCTGGCTGTCTTGTTGTTCGTTGTCGTCTCCATTTGTCTCACTTACCTTGGTCGCATCGACCGTTATATCGGTGGTTGCTGACTCTTCGTCAGGGACCACCTGTTCCCCTTCAACAGCCGCTTCTTCAGCGGGGGCCTCGGGGGAATTTGGACTATCGGCGGTTTGTAACCGCTCGATGAGTTTTGACTTATTACCGGATGTTGGGAAGCCGCGTTGTGCGCACAACTCTTTCAGTTGCGCAACGGTCATGAGATTGTAACCGTGCGGGTCTTCAGGAAATGGATTGTCTGTTGGTTTGCCCGCTTCAGGGTCAAATGTATTTTCAAGCGCCTGTTCTGCTTCTTGGCGCGCAATAGCCGCAAGGTTAGCCGCTTTAACGTGCGCCTGTCGGGCTTCCCCATCACTTAGATTGAATCTGAATCGACCCATGTCACTCACCTATCCATCATTGGGCCGGAAATTGGATTACCTAATTCATCTTCTCGGTGTTGCATAGGATGGCCTTGACCGGGCCAGCCAAACATTGCCATTACTTCTTCTGCCAATTCCTCGACCATAGGATGGTCTTGACCACCTTGTGGGCCACCTGCGCCACCTGCGCCCAAAATCATACCCGCGTAATACAAATCCCGAAGTATTTCCTCGGCGTTTCTTGGTTCCGCGCGCTGGGCGAATAACCCCCGCATTTCTCTGTCACGCCTGTCATTTTCAGCGTGCGCCTCATCGTAGCCTAAGCCTGCTTCTTCCATGCGCTGGTCCGCCATCTCTTGACGATACGCTCGCGTCTCTCGGGCCAACCCTTCGTTCTTAAGCAAGGACCATGATTTGCTGAATGCGTCACTCATTTCTGTCACCTCGTCGTCGTGGTGTGCCACGATACGGGCCAACTTGTCGTCGCTTTGGTCGGGGAGGCTCTGAAGCAGGCTCAGGTTCGGACTCAGGTTCAGGTTCAGTCTTCCCTTCGATGTGATGTGGATTCGCGAGGTTGGTTTGATAGATTTGCGCCTGTTGTGCTTGTTCATTTAATCGAGCCATAGCCTCGTCAAATGCTCTGTCTCTCCGCCCCTTTTCGTGTGGGTTAGTTGTACGCGGTAGACCTGCTCGCTCTCGCATTATCTGTGACAAAGCATCACCATAATTGAATGTGCTTGGGTCAAATTCTTCTTCAGGCTCAGGCTCAGGTTCACGCCGTAGTGCTTTGAGTAGATTCCATGCGTGGTTCATAGCATTCATATTTTCACCTCAGCAGTGGAACAATGCGTCATGCGCTACAACCTTAACGTGCTTTGGCATGATTTTCAATTCAGACTTGACGACGCCTTTGTCGTCAGGGATAGGTAGAGGTGCTTCTGTCAAAATGTAGTCATCGACAATGACAATCATTTGCTCACGATTCGCGCCTGCTCCACTCTTGGTGAGTGTGAGCGTGATAGGTGAAGAGTGGTCCTTCTCACGGTTTGTTCTAAACTCGTGCCATAGTAACGGGTCACTGACAATGACGGTCATACTCATGTCGTATTCGACCTTCCCTTCAACAATGAGCGCGGCGTTACGGCTACCACCGAACGGGATTTGCTCAAGTGATTTGCCTGCGTGCGCACCAGCATCAGCCCGCACTTCTGCGAGTGGGTTACCGCGCACTGTGTAGTGTGTCACGGTATTGTTGTTGCCTGTGAGATTGAAGTTGGTGACCTGCGCGAGTGGTTGCCCAAACGCGGTGATAGTCCCGTTGTAGAACATGAATGGCTTCTCGGTGTTAGCCGCGATGCCTGCTTCTTTGCGCTCTTTCAAACCACTGCCGGTATTCTCAAACATTCGATGCGCAGTGTATCTATCACCGGGGGTCATACCTGCGCTTGTTTCCAGCCTGCCTGTATCAGTGTAGCAGTGTAGCGCATCAAAGTTGACTGTGAGTTTGGCTTCTGCGTCTGCGTCTGCCGTCAATGCCCAATCCTTGACCTTGCACCCTTTCCAAACGCGCGTCAATTGCTTGCTGTCATTCGCGCTACCGGGGACATTGCTTGCGGCTTCGCCGCTGTATGAACCAACATCGCGTGTGCGCATGCTTGCTTCAAGTGCGAACGATGGTGTGTGGTAACCGGAGAAGAGTAGTCGTGACATACGGTTTGTGATTGCCCCATAGGTGGCGGCGGCAGTGTCAAAGTGTGGACTACCGTTAGTGGCGGCATCATGGAATTCCATTTTCATAATTTGACAACCTGCCGCGTGGTCAAAACAGAACGGGTCATCAACATAGATACGGCGTTCTGTCCCGACTGTATCGTCATACGCAATAACTCGTCGAATTTCATTGGACTCGGTATGACTGAAAAGGTTCCCGCCAGCGGGCCATTTATTGCCCGCAGTAGGGTCTGCGCGACTTGTTGGGATGAGAGTGGATGTGTCATCACAAACTTGGATGTAATCACCTACTGCTGGCACGCCAACTGACGGTGCGCCACTCAATTCAACGTAGTTATCACCCATTGCGATTGCTTTTGCGTTCCCTGCACCTGCGTGTGGTGTGCCTGATGTAATGACAACAGCACCTGAAATCGAAGCATCGACAGCGTCGATTGTTGCTTCGTTACCGAGCGCATAATACATCCAGCGCGCGCTGTTGAGCATCATGTCGATTGAGCCGCCTTCATTGGTAAATTTCTGTGGAACCTGAATGACAACGTCGCGCCCAACGCCGACAACGTGGCTACGCAACAATTCGACTTTAGTCTCAGGCAGTGTAACTGTAGCGGCAAGACCGACGAATTGGTCGGTCGAGACGGTCTCATCACTTGCGGCCGCGCTCGCGTTATATCCAGCCATAGTAGTGTCGGGTGCCGGACAACCTAGCGCGTCGATGATGATTGTGTCACTTCCAGCAACCGAAGTTTGACTGCCTGATGCCCCTGCGAGTGCAGGTGTAACTGTGATTGTCGCGCCTGAATTGGCAATGATTGTGAAATTGCGACCTGTCGACGCGAAGTCGTCGGCGTCATAGTTTGCATTCGGACTACTGATACGCAAATTGCAACCAACAAGCATCCCCGCTGGATATTTCAGTATGCCTGTTGCTGACCACATATCTCCACCAGCAGATGCGCCAGCAAATGTAATGACTGAAGTATCACCCGTATTGGCGTGTGTCCACGTTAATGTGCCGGTATGATGCCCGTGCGTTAGGACGATTCCGCTCTCGTGCCCGAACGATACTTCGGACAGGTCGCCCTTGTAAACTGTCGATGGCATGGTTCCCCTCTCCTCACGCGATAAGTTCCGAGAAGATAACTATTTCGACCTGAAACGTGAATCTGTGCATCTGTTTTGTCCTATCTGATAAATCCGTGCGCGTCTTATACAGAAGACGGTCGAAGTTCGCGCCGTCCCCCTTTCGCTTGCTGTGAATGATTCGCCGAATCTCGTCTTCCATTTTCATCATGTGCGCACGACCGCGCACAGTGCGCGCATCAACAGTGATATTGATGCGCGTGTGGACGAAGTCATAGAACAATTCGGGTTGCTCTTCGTTGTGCGCAGTCTCATACAGGAACACACCATCATTACGCTGTAGATTGAATCGCTTACCGCGTCCGGGGTCCAAGGTAGTGATGTCAGCGATGACAGGCTTCAGTTGGTCCGTGTTACCGCGATTCCAATTGCTGTCCAATATGGACTGCATCAGCGCCACAGATTCAGTTGCCATAATCACGCACAGCCCATTTTCTTGCACATACCGGCCTTGTCTAATTTACCATCTTTACATTTAGGGCAGTCTTTTGCTTTCAGCAATGCCCATGCTTGTTCTATAGCAGTCATTTTACCATCTCCAATAGTTTCGCGCCTGTATTACTGGTGACACGCATTTGCGCGCGCCCCCTTTGGTAGATAGGTGCGAGTATGGAAGGGTCTGTAATGACCTTGTCGGTCTCGGGGTCAATGACACCAAGATTGTTGGCAGTGTAGCCAAATTGTGTAGCGCAAGCGTTGAGAACGATGATACCTTCACCTGTGACACCCAATTCCGCTTCACGCGATTGAAGAACAACTTCTTTCCAATCGGTCATTCCCACGGTGTCATCAACTCCACATAGCGCGGCAACGTCTCAGCCACTTCTGTTTTTAGCAATTGATACTTGCTACCAAGGTCAATGTTCTGTGTACCTTCAGGGAACAGAACGCTACGGTCATCAGAGAGCAGTAAGTCCATCGCGACCAACTTGGTGCAGATGTCCTCAATGGCCTTTTCGACGTATCGCTCACCATAGATGTAAGACACCTTGATTGAGTTCCACTGGAAATAGGGGTATGTGTTGTTAAAGTAAATCACGCCCAACTCATAATCACACCACCAATCGCGCAGGCGCGCCTCGTCTCCGGTGGTTGTTCCAACATAGTCGATAAGCATGCGATGCTGATTGACGACAGTGCCCGCCCCTGACATAGCCGCAGTAAACCCTGCGGGCGCTAAATCAGTCACACCTGTGAGAGTATTGCCTGTCTTGCCAGTATAACGCGCCGCAACCATTGAAGCGCCGGTCCCTGTGTAAATGATACCATAGTTGGCAAAACTTCCCGCATCAGTAAGTGCGAGTGAGCCACCACCTATCGCGCCGGTTGTTGTAGTAGTGAGAGATGTGCAACCGCTGATTGCGATACCATTCTCGTTTGTTGTTGCGAGAGTCGCGTTTTCGCCACCATCACCACGCCGCATTGATGTGACTTTGAGTTTACCACCACCATAGTCGGCATTGGCTGATGAAAGGAATTCGTGATGAACATTGGCTACTTGTAGCCCACTAACTTCTGAGTTAGTCTCAAGTGAAAAAGATGGAGAGAACGGGACGCCTGTTTTGTTTCTGCGCCCGTCTTTGTTGATGAGGTCTGATAGATTGCTGGCAGTTGATTCGTTGTCGAAATCTGCGCGCCATTCGCCTTTGGCTGTACCAACGCGCAATGATGCGACACCACCGTCTCCGGGGCATAGATACAGATAGTCGGTCGTGTCCAATACGCTATTATCAAGGATTTCTATTTTGCATTCGGCCGCCGCAATTTCACGGTATTCTTGCCCTTGCCAAATTTCTAACCGAATGATTTGCTGTGCGTTGCGGAAAAGAAGAGGTGTACTACCAACATAGTCGGTATAGTATCGACGCCTGTATGGCTTGTATGTGTCGAAATTTTTGTATTCCGCGGTCTGTAGCATAGGTCGCCACGCGTTATTCGTAAGGTTGTCAATCTTGTCTTGCGCACGTCGAATCAAATGCTGGACTGCGGACTTGGTGACACCGCGCCGTTTGCCGTTCGTGAACGAATTGAGGTTCTGAACAGTCGCGGCATCTGCTGTATTGTGTGTACTTGCCAGTGTGTAATTATCAACACCCACAACACCAGTCGCGCTATCTACAAGATTGAGGCGCGCATTACCACCTGATAGTGTAATGCTACCAATGAATGCAATTTCTCCGAGTGTCGCATCACCTAAAATTTCGATTTCATCGCCCGCTTCGTAACCAGTGTGGCGCAAATCAGATGGCGCAATTTCAACGTATGTGTTACCAGCACTTGCGTTTGTTGCAAGTAAATCAGCATCAGGGTATTGAATCTGAAGTAGGTCTGCGACCTTCTGCGGTGTCGTGTAGACTGTCGCGTCAGGGTCGAGAGGTTGTGGAGGACGCTCGCCGGGCTGGAATACTACAGGCATCAGAAATCATCCTCTATACCCATTTCTTGCTGAAGTTTTTCTTGTAGCGCCATCAACGTCCTGTAATAGTCCGGCTCAAGGTCGTCACAATTCAATGCGGCCTCTATTGCTTGCCCCAATGATTCTAACAACTTGTTCTTATCTTCTTCTTGCTCGGCGGCGTATTGTGCGGCCTGTTCATCGGAAAGCGTCGGGCGCTCGTCTTGCCATGCACTTTGGGGGTCATTCGCGTCACCATAGTCCTTCGTCTTGAGTAAACGCCACGCTTGTTCTATAGGTCTCATTGCGCATCCCTCACTTTACCAAGGTTGTAGTGCATGGGTTTACCGCAAGTGCTACAAGTCTCTACCCAGCAAAAATGAAGCATGCCGCAATGCTGACAGCGCGTTCCGCTACCAATGTCAAGAACATCGCGCATATTGCGCGTGCGCATGTTTTGCTTACGCGTCATACCCGCAAGGGGGTTCTCAGACTCAGTGACACTACCGGCCCCGAGGGACTCGGCTTTGCGCCACCCAGCCTTCTCCATACGATGAAGGTCATCGAGTGTGTATGCTGACATGTAAACCCCCCATCATGCTTGATAGAGGATGGTTACAATCATTTCACCGCGAACGACAGTAGTCTCCATGTGCTTGACATTGGTCTCATCAAGCGCAGGGGTATGAGAGGCCATCTGTATAGTTAGTTGGGCCTTCATGCCCGTGCCGCCAGTGGTGTCAACTACTGCTGACGGACTGAACCGAAATACAGCCGTTTCCAAAGCCATCGCGAATCACCTTTTTGTTTGTCTCAGCGCTTGCCAATTGCAATCCATGTTCCGGTCTGCGCACCTGCCGCACTTGTGATACCCACAGTGAGCGAGTTATTGCTCACACGGGGTTCATTTGCGGCTGATGGCACTGCGCCATCAGCGGTTGCTACAAAACTCACAATGCTGGAAAACTGACCTGATAGGTCAAGGGTCCCGCCACCGCTCTCGTATGTTCCGGTTACTACATGGAAATTGCCAAAGACACTTGTGCGCTCATCTGCTACCATAGCCATTAGTCAATCACCTCTTGTTCAATTTGGTCGTTATCCACTTCCGCCATATCCGCTTCGACTACGGGCTCGCTCATAGACTCTTCGGCTTCTACGGCCTCATCATCCATACCAAGCACGCCCCGCGCGGCGGCGAGCAGTTGTGGTTTTGTCAACCCTGCGCGTGCGCGAACATCGTGCAAAGTCAACCAATCGTATATCTGCGCACGAGTCCAACCATCGTCAGGACTTTCGTCTGACGGTGCGTCGTCTGCGGCTTCGTTCCCGATGACCACGAAGTCGGGGTCGCCAACAAGACGGACCGCATGAGTGTCTAACCACTCTTGGGTCACGTCTTGCGGCTGTCCCCGAATCCACTCCCCGAAAGGAGTGCGCTTCGTAGGCCATCGACCGCGGTAAATTACCTGCGGCACGCTACTCACCTCATAGATAGAGAACGAGCATTTGTCCAGCCACGTCGGTCTCGCCACCTTGCACATTCAGTGTGATGGTTAGTGCCGCGAACGATGTGTTGAACGTGTGGTTGTTCGATGCGTGTGTCTCCGCAAGTGGTGCGGCCGCGTTCTCGTTGATGAAAACGCCCAAGATGGATTCAATGCCACCAGCGAGGATGCAGGTTTCGTTGTCTGCGCCTCCGGTGAAGTTGATTAGAGCCATTTTGGGTCCGCTCACATAGCCGTTTGTCCCATCGGTCTGACGGGGTTCAAAGCCTGTCAATGTTCCGGGGTAGGTTGAGCCGCCACCCATCCATGTTGTACTGTCTTGCGTGCCTGCTCGCAATTCAAAGTTGCAAACGAGGGTTGTCGTCATTGTTCCTGTTAGAGTTAGTGCTTCCATATTGTCCACTTCCTGTTGTTATCTCCAAAGACCTCAACTGAGGTCACGAATGCTCCCCTGTGCGCCGAAGAACGAACACCATAATTCGCCCATTGTTCGGTACAGTCCTTCTTGTCCGAGGCGGTTGATTGCGAACGGGTCACCGGTCTCAATTCCACTCTCAAAGTATTGGGTTGGGATTGCTGTTTGGAACCATAGATAGTCAGTGTCGAGGTAGTAGATACGACTGCTACCATCGGCCACGATGTCCTTGCTTGGAATGATTGGAACACCGTTGTATGTTGCAACGATGAATCCGGCTTCCATACCGGGGACACCCTTTACGCCACTGTATGATGGTGTGACGCGCTTGGTTTCCATGAATCGCTGTTGGCTCTGCAATAGTTGCTGAATGTTCATCAGCGTGTCATAGCCAGTCAGGATAACCTTGGGGTTACCACCACGAGTCCATACTTGTTGGAAGATGGTATCAAGGTGGTCAAGGCTCAATGCACGGTTAGTGCTTGTCGCGTTGACACTCACTTCGGCACTGTGGAAATCAGCACTACCGTCACGAGTGATTGAATACATATCGTGGTCGGTCATTGCGCTAACGTGTGTGGTTACGTTGGTCATTGTGTCCGGGTCAGATGTAACTCGGTCAAGTGACTCAAAGTCGTTACCAGCAGGTGTGTTGACATCGCCTGTCATCATTCGGTTGACGTGGTCAGCGTGGTGCTTACCCATTTCTTCCTTGAGGACTTGGCGCACGTCGCCCATTCCATCATCCTTGTCGGACAAGAACATTGCAACTTCTGATAGGTCGAAGGTGTGCGCAACTGTCTTGGGCTTTGCGGCAACGTGTAGGAAGGTAGGCTTGGTGGTCTCCGGTAGGGTTGCGTTTTCTGCAACACCGCCGCCCTTGGTGAAGGACGCCTTACCGGTGATGATTCGCCAACCTGACTTCTCCCACGGCTTCTTGGGAAGAATACTGAACGCGTTAAACTCTTGGTTCAGTTGTGACCACACCTTGCGACCGTAAATCGCTTGGTAGGTTCCCGCTGTGGTTGATAGTAGCGGTGCATCTGCTTTCAGGATGTCACCACTGCTGTAGGTGTAGCCTGTTAGGGCATTACCACCGTAGTAGTAGCGTTCCATATCTTGTATTGTTCGGACGTAATCTCGTGCCATTTTATTCGCCTCCTCTCAGTGATGATGCCGCAAGTCGGTGGACTTCGTCCCACGACATGTCAGCAAGGTCGTTACTTGAAGGAACCTCAACGAGTGTTCGGTTTACACCGGCACTCTTGGTGATTGTCTCTCCGCTACCGGAGGACAGGTTGTCAATGCGCTCATTGAGTGCAAGAACAGCCTTTTGCAAGTCAACAAGTGGACCGCGGCTATCGAATTCTGCGCGTGCCTCTTCGTTGCTCTTTGCCATCATTTCACTCTCAAATCGGTCTGCGAATGCTGAACCCAATTCACTCTTGAATTCTTCTTCCATTCGCGCCTGCTTGTAAACTTCGTATGCCGCTTCAGCCTGTGCTTGTGTGACATTTTCCTTAATGACAAACTTGTTGCCAGTAGGTGCTGGGTCTGCACTTGCGCGGATGGCATACTTGTTGCCGGTTCCGCCGCTACCCATGTCCATCTTTGGTCGCTTGCCGGAATCATCCTCGCCTGCGCCTTCAATGCTACCTTGTCCGCGGTGGTCGTAACCACTTTGGCCGGGTCCATACCCTTTGCTCACATCATCAAAGTGTGCGCGTGCGGCTCCGGTGTCAATGCCCGCTGATTTTAGCGTGCTTTCCATCCAGTTAAGATAATCAGTGGTGATAATGTCATCAAAGCCTTTCTCGACACCATCTTCTTCAGAGTATGCCATTGCTTCTTTGTCTTCGTCATCCCCACCCTTGTCTTTGTCCGCAAAGGGGTTCTTCTTGCTATCGGGCTTCTTGTCTTTTGATGAATGGTCCTTCTCGTCCTTATCCTCGGCTTCGTCGAGTTTCTTTGACAGTCGTTCCATCACATCATGCAGTTGTGTTACTACGTCGCTTTCGGTCATACTTTCAGTCTCCTGTTTCAGTATTCTGAATTGTGCTTCGGGGTTGATGCCTTTCTCGCATATTGTGACTTCGTGCAATTCCATCCGGCTAATTTCCCGGTAACTTCCTCGCTCTTTGTCACTTTTACCAACGCGCTCAAATGCTTGTCCGCCAATGCTGAAAGACTTGAGGTTGCCCTTTCGTATTTCAGCCGCGACTTCGCGCGCCTTTTCGATGTCATTCCGTAGGCGGATGACGACGAACATGCCGCTGTCATCCACTTCGGACTTCCACACCCGTCCCGAAGAATCTGTGTATTCGGGAATAACTTCCCCGACCTGTATGTTGGAATGCGCAAGTTGTACGTTGCGGCAACCGGCATTCTGCATGAATTTCTTGAATGCGCCATTAAGTGCGCCTGTGGTAATGAGGTCTCCTTGCTTGTCAACCATTTCGACACTTGCGTAACCGGCGCAAATGAGGTCATCCCCAACCCCCTTGAGTAAGAGTGGGGAATGCTCGGATGAGGGCCGGGACATGATTGCACTTGACATCACTATCGCCCCCGACACTCTGCAATGGTATTTAATCTGATTGCAATTCTAACATTGCGCCTTCTTCACTAATGCGCAACGTGCCCTTTTCGCCTTCATCAGTAGTGACTGTAGTGCTTTTTCCGCGTTTACGCTTCTCTTTTGCTGGTTTTTCGGGGTCATCTTCTGTTGGATAGAAGTCCGGTAATGTAGATGGGCGCGTTAATTCAGTGGGTCCGCGCGGCGCAGAGTCTTCTGAGCCGAGGCCGATTGCGAGCCCTTTCGGTCCTGTCCATGTCATCTTCTCTTTGGTAAGTATCGCGTCAAGTAAATTCAACGCTTTGACAACAATGGGGTCTTTGAGTATCTGATTACGGTCTATCTTTTTCGGCTTCTTCTTTTCAGGGCGCGGGTCAATCAGCACTTCCTTCTTCTTCTTATCGCGCTCAGGGCGCGGGTTGTAATCTAATTTAGCGACACCTTTGAGCATAAGCGCGGCCAATGGTTCCCAGCAGGGGCGCACTGTTTCTGCAAGACGGATAGAGAAATCGCCTTTCATAGACTCTCCACGACCTATTCTCCATGTGTCCATAAGTACGCCTGTCTCATTTTCTAAGCGGTGGGCCTTGTAAATCACATCATCTTCGACACTCGGTATGGACACAACGATGTTTGTACCTTGTACTGATACAGTGTGTGGGATTTGTGGGACGCCTGACTTTGCGAGTAAACCCAGCGTCTGCGTACTGTCAGTGGCGTTAGATTCAGCGCGCGATTGTAATTTTGCACCATTGAGTGAAAACACTGTGTGCCCATCACGCTCTCGACGTGTCACGCTACCAACAGTGACTGTTGCGTGGTCACCCTCTTCAAACGAACCATCACCATCAGCAGTACCAACATCCATGTAGTATTTCCCATTGAGTTTGTGCGCCCTATTCCCAAGAGCCTCTCCTTCTTCGTCTGAAATTGGCCCAACACCGAGCCTGTAGACCGTGCGCGTGGTCCCACGTTCCCCGAGAATAATGACCGCCACGCGCTTTTCGTTGTCAAGAAGCACCCACTTTGGATGACGCGCTTCACCATCCATGTAGGTTGAGTCAGCGTCGCGTAACATCACGCGTTCACCTTCGATTTCATCAACTGCGCCTTTGAGACCTTTGTCATCAGTTTGGCGCGTATTGACAGGCTGTGGAGTTTTGATTTTTTCCGTGGACTCAAACGTAGAGCGCAATGCGCGAATGCGGTCTTTCATTTGCTCATCAGTGACATCTTCCCCACCAATCTTTAGCAAATCAACGATATGCAAATGCTGTCCGTCGTAGATTGCGTCAACAGTGAAATTCTTCTTGTGGAGATTTTTCAATTCATCATTGAATTCGTCAGGAATAGAAGCGCCTGTGGTTGTGATACTGTCATCCTCGCGCGTAATACGCACACGTTGCCCTTCCGGCCACGCGCTTACTACCCAAGAACCACTAAACCCGCGCAAATCATCAATATCTGACAAATCAAATATGCGATGCGCCGCTTTAATGGGAGAAGCATCACCCTTCTTGCGCTCATCGTCTTCTTTAAGGAATGTGAGACTCTCAATCGTGTGACCCTTGCCAATATAGTCTTTGAATCTGCGTCGTCTGTAGCCAATTGGTTTTTTGAAATAAGGTCGCGCCCACTCTCCAAAGTCACCACCACGCAATCCTGTTGTGACCAAATCCGACATACTCTTCATACTCATGGGGCTATCTGCACGCATTGGCATGAGGTTAGGTTGACCACTGACATGGCGCACTAGCGAATCATGGGTTCTTAGCAACGGCATTGGTGCTGAATCTGTAGATAAGAAGGGTTCACCAGTGGTATTGTCAAAAGTAAATGAGAATGGTGGTGTGACCATGTGTTGTGCCATACGCACCATTTGTGGATTAGTGAAATGAGGTTGACCCGAGTGCTTGCCATCTATTACTCGGCGCAATGGTACAATTTTTTCACTTGAGGTTGTGTCTTGAGTCTTCTTTTGGATGGGCTGTTTTAGTTGCAATAGGTTGCGGTACACATTACGCGCTTCGCCCATTTTGCCTCCACCTCGCCCTTTGTAACCCTGACCAATATCCAAGACATTCCCGTCTTTATCAGTAATAAATCGAGTCTTGCTTTGGCCCCGAACACGCGGCGTTTCCCAATTGGTATTGCCCAATATATGGCGCTGAGTCTGCCCGATAATTGATTTCAGTGCCTTGTTCTCATCCCTTGCACTGACGTGATGGACATTCGACTGTGGTTGAATACCGATTGCACCACCTTCACCCAAACCTGAGCGACGAGAACCTTCTTCGTCGTATGTCGTGCCTGTACTGAAATTGACACGATGTCGTTGCTCTAACGATTGCAAGAAGGCTTCAGGGTCATCATGGATAATGCGCTTCAACTCTTCATTCGTTATCTCATCAGCCTTCTGACTGACATGGGCTTTCCATGCCTTGTTACCCGCAGTTCTGCGCGTGCCCATCTTATCCGGTCTTGTTTCCATTACATGCTCATGCTTTGCCATTTCAGGATTATCACGAATAGCGTTCATACGCGCCGCGGCGTGTTTGAACATATTGTGTACAATTGACTGTTCTTCTGTGTGTGGTGGTGCTATGGTCCCATGAAGACCATTTGTGAGATTGTTGAGTATGAGTTTGAGCATAGTGTCGTGCCCTTCAGCAACACGGTTGCTCACATGTTCATGTAAATCAGGCTGTTTAGGTTCAACATCTTTCGTATGCGCAACAGGTCGAGGGTGGTATGACATAACATCACCGATGCCCAATTTCTTATTCGACTCGTCTGTCATGTGGCCGAGGATGTATCTCTCAGCGGCTTCTATGAGCGCATACGAAGCGATATTAGCGCGGTTCCAATCCTCTTCGCCTGTAGCGGCATCGATTTCGGGGTTGAATATACCGGGCATTTGCTTTTCTACAATTTCGCGCAACTTGGGCGCAACTTGGGCAATAGCGTGCATGGTGTCATTCATGTTGTAAATGTGCTGATACCTTCTCTTGAGTTTACCATGTTGATGGTTCGCCTCTTCTTCATCTGCCGCTTCCATTGGGTAATACTCCGACTTCAACTCATTGACAATTTGCTGTTGTTGGTCAATTTTGTCTCTTAGGTTGGCTAAGTCCTCTGCACCCATTTTTTCGGGTTTGAAATCAGGGTCTTTGAGTGCGTCCTCAATCCTTTGCGCAAATTCCAACTCTTCTTTTTCATCAGTCGGGTCCCGATATTCACTCTTGCCCGCCATAGGTGTGCCCATGTAGGTGTCATACAATTTGTGTAACCCTTCCAAATACTTCTGTGCCAAATCATGCGGGTTGCTGTATGACACAACACCACCTTCGCCATTATTGCGAACAAACGTATTGTTTCGTGGGTGATTAGAGTCGGTCTCATCAAGGTCCCACGGGGTAACTAGAGAATTGTTGTCACCCCACACGCCTTGTTGTGCGGCCATGCGGACATACTTTCCTCTTTCAGTTGGGTCAGAGGGTGTGGGTAATGGTACAGAACGAGTAGCAAATTGCGCATCATCAATTGGTGGCGCGACAGGCGTAGGCTCTTGTAAAGCGGATGGTGGCGCGACAGGCGCAGGTGGTAGAGTGCTACTATGCACACTATCCATAAGATGGCGTGCAGTATCTTCCCGACCAAGGTTACTCAATTCATGACCGTGGGTTTGGTCGGAAGCAATAAAATGGCGCGGGTCAAACGTAGCAATGGATTGCATAGGGTCAATTTTGTCCAAATCTTGACCTAACACATTTTCAAAGTGTGACCAATCACCCGCGCCTTCTGCCAAAGTGGCCGGAGGTGCTGTGTTATACACATTAAATCCACCATAATAGTCTTCTGACGCAGTTCCCCCTGCACGCACCGGCTCATCCCCACGCTCAATGTCACGCATTTCTGTAAGAACACCCATATCTCCCAACATAGTGCGCAATTGCTCTTCATTGAGACGATTATCTTCACCGGCATCAACAAACGGAACACCACCACGCGCATTCCAAAATTCAGAGTCTTGGAGCGTTTTTTGTAGGTTGCTTGTATCTACAATCCAATGTGGTTGTGATTCAGAAGTGTCATCAAGATGTCGCGCCGCACCACTAAGGGCGAGCATGAGTCCATATTTCACAGGCAATTTACCACGAGACTTAGTGGATGTAACGCTCTCTTCTCCTCGCGTATGGGGGTCAACGCCACCGGGAAATCTGCTAACATCACCATTGATTGACATTCGGTTAACAGATTTCCACGGTTGCTGATGCAACCTATGGTGTGCTTGCTGTTCAGTATTACTCATAACGTCGGACGCCATGACGTTGCGCGTTCCTCGGTGTGCTTCTCGTATCTGTCTCCCCATCCCACCTAAATTAGGCGTGCCCTCTTGGAATGCGGCAAACATGTCTTTTTGTGCATCAAATCTTTCTTGAGGCGTACTATCAGACACTTCTCTACCTTCGTGAATCATCGGCATGAAATCGCCGGGCAATGATTCAGTGAATAAACCGGGATGTATTTCATCGTCAGCATACAATAACGCGTTTGGGTCAAGACCCTGCCCACCAGTGTCACCGTACATTGTGCCGAAAATCCATGAAAATGATGGGTCACCATCGCTGTTGATATTATGAACGAATGAGCCCATACCGTCTCGTATCATTTCACCGGCTTTTTGCGAATTCTCAACCCGAGTGATGTATGGGCTGTTTTGGTTTTCTTCTGTTCCAGTTGTCAGTTGTGTAAATGCACCTACAGGCAGTAAGCCCATTTCCGCATATTTAGCGAGACGAAGATATGGGTTGTCATTTTTTTCTTTGTCAGAGACATGATGCCCATGCTTGTCAGTCTTGTAATGTAGCGTACCGTCTTCAGCCATATTCGGTAAACCATAATACTCACGCACGCTTTCATCAATATCCTCATTGCCCATCAAGCCCTTCTCAAACGCTTGTTTGCGAATCCATTCATAGGCACTCATTTGGTCATCTGAATCAGGTGACCCATAGTGCGAAAAATCACCGTTTTTGTCGAGTTGTAACTTGGACAATGAGCGCTCAATGGTCTTAGCATTTGCATCCGCAACACTTGTTGTCCCTGCTTGTGTCCCACTATGGTCGGCCCTTTGGTTGATAATGCCGGGAGAAATGCCGGGCGTGCGCGCTTTGTGCGCTTCACGAGACAGGCGTACCAATTCTTGTCGCTTCAAGAAGGGAATCCAATCAGAATCCTTACCCATACCATTCGCATCAAAAATATGCTTTGCGTTTTGCGGCTTACCTTCTGCAACCCATTGACCAACAAAGTGACGCTCTTGTGGACTCAAATTTTCCACACCGTATGTGAAAGCATTACGACCCATGCGCCATCCTTTTTGGTTGTCCGCGTCATATATGCTAGGGTCAACTAACATCGCTTGCGCCATGTCTTCATCATTCAGCAATTCACCATCGGCGTCATAGCATTTGAGTGCATTATATCCATCCCACTCACGCAATTTGAAATTGAAATAATCTCTATCAGGGTTTTTAGGCTCTTTTTGAAATTCACCACGATACCAATTCAACCATCTTTCCTTTCCGCGTTCATGAAGAGTATCAAGTGTGATGTTGCCTGTGTATTGGCCTAAATTGGTCGGTGAATGATGAGGGTGCTTGCTTTTCAGTGTGGCCTGCTCATGCTTTCGTTCGCCCTCACTGTATATTTTCGACCAACCTCCACCTTCGGGGTGATACAATGAGCGCATCAGCATATTAAATGGCGAATACCTGTCTTTTTTGGAACGGTAACGAAAGACATTCAACTGCTGTATTGGGTGAGAATCATGATGCAACATGTCTTGCGTACCTGTTTGCTCTTCGTCCGGTGAATCATATTCAAAACGACCACTCATGATGTTACGGTGGTATTGTCGCTTCTCCTCATCACTAGAACTAAGATATTCCTGATGCGGCCTCGCGATTTGACGCAAAAGAGAATTTGGCACAATGGGTGGAGACCCCCGCGTATAGCCGGGGTTGAGTTGTTCATCAAGATATTTTTCGGGATATGGTCTACTCAAAAAGCGGTCTGCTTTGATAATCTGAGACGCGTATTCGACAAACACGGCGTCACTGCGTAATACAGGCACGCCCCTTCTGTCGGCATCAAGTGCCGCATATAGCAAAGCCGCGGCATCATCTTTGTCGTAATCGCTGTTGATAAAATCAAAGCGAGCGCGCGCCCAAACTTCTTTTGCGCCTTCTCGCATCCCATCACCGCCGTTTACTGAACACGGCGGGCGAGGGCTTCGGCTTTCTCAACAAGTTGCTTTAGCACGAAGGGATTGTCTTCCTTCCATGCGCCGAGTAATTCTGACTTACCGAAAATGGTCTTTTCATTGGTGATTCCTTCAGGTCTACCTGTACCGCCTTCAGTAACGTGCGCACTTAATGCGCCACCGTCAGCGTGAGGATTCGCCTGCAAGAATCGAACCGATTCTGCTTTGGGCTGTGAACGCTGAACAACTTCAGGGTCATCAGGTAGTTGTTGATTTGTCCAATAATGGACAGGTCTTACTTCTTCAACACCACTCACATCGCGCAATTCGCTGTCATCGACGTATTCACTCGCCTTTACCAGTCGCTCTTCTAACTCGTTTGCCTTCTCAAGAAGGTCTTGCACTTCGGACCATTCGCCCGGTTCTACTTTAATCGGTCTTACCATTCTACTCACCTGCCTCGACTGCTCGTCTATTTGTTGTGAATCCTCGGTCTGCTGGTGCGCCTGCTGATTCAGCCAGCGCGTGAATGTCGGCCCATTCCATGTCGTGCCATTCTTGGTTAGATGATGGCATACCGACTACGTCGATTTCAGAACCGTCACCGGCCTTTTCAATAACGCCACTGCGGTCACCCCGCAAGGGGTCGCCCCACACATCATTGACACTTGGGGAATGCGCGCGGACAAAACCAGCACGCTTGAGAATTGTATCAGGATTGCGCATCTGTTGGCGCATTTCGCCCATTTCAACGTCCATCTTTTCCATCTTGGTGATGAGCGCGTTAAGCAATCGGTGAACGGGGTCTTCTTCACTCATGGGGATTCACCCCATACTTTAATTCACAACGGTCAGACAAATCAGCCAACTCGGCTTCCACTTCATCATCGCCTAATTCCACAGCGGCGGAAATAGCCATGCTCAAGTATCTGCACAATTGCATTGCCTGCTCTTTGTCAGGCCCTTCGTCACCTTCGGTGTCATAGAAACCATCATCCTTCAATATCAGGTCGTTATCACTCAAAACGCGTAACGGCAAGCCTTTGTGCAAAAGGCCATCAAACTTTGTCGCTTCACCGGCCGCAACTCGTCGCACGGTATCACAGCCTTTGTCCGGGGGACCGCTGTGGCTTCATAATGCTACCAATGCGCGCAGGCATGATTGTACCTTTGAGTAAACCGCTTCGGTCCCCAACATCGAGAAGTTGCTCAGTCTCGTTGAATTGTCGAATTGGTACACCGCCCGCGAACATATCATTAGGCCCGACAGGCTTTTCGATAGCCCCTTTCTGAATGCTCATTACATCATCTGCTAGGAAATCGCTGGTCTGATTGATACTGCGCAGTAGTTGTTGTGCGGCTATCATATCTTCGTTCTTTAATGCGTCTTTGACCGCCGCAACGTCGTTCTCCAACTTGCGGAGCATTGGGTCCATCTTGGTAATCGCGTCACTCGCCATGTTCTCACCCCACGCACATCGACTTATTCAACTTACTGATTGAAGCCTGATTCCTTACGCTTGCCATTCACGCCCATATAGGCCCCTTCTTTGGCACTTTCAATCGCGTCAACAACTTTCTCCATTGGCCCCTTTTCTGACCCGCGCTGTTTCTTCTTACCGCCGGTCGGATGACCACTTTGACCTTGCACTTCTTCAACAGGCGCAGGGCCTCTGTCACGCATCCCTGTGCTTTCACCGAGACCTGCCATTGGCTCACCGCGCTGGATTGGCATGCCTCCGGGTGGCATTCCACCTCCCATAGGTGGCGCACCTCCGGGTGGCATTCCGCGTCCGGGTGGCATTCCGCGCCCGCCGGGCATACCTCCGGGCATACCTCCGGGCATTCCACCCGGCATTGGTGGTGGCATCCCACCTCCCATAGGTGGCGCGCCTCCTCCCATAGGTGGCTGGCCTCCCATAGCGGCTTCCTCCGGTTCAGGCTTCTTGTAAACAAAACGAATATCACGCGCGGCATCTTCTTTCAATTCAGGTTGGAACCCAAGTTGGGTCATACGCTGTGCGACATTGACTTCCATCTCGTCGCGCCGTAGTCGTGTGACATCATCCTCTTCTTCGTTCGGGTAGAGTGTGACTTTCCAATCAGTGACACCCATTTCTTCCAACATGCGCGGGAATAAATCGCGGGTGTAAATGTGCTGTCCAAACTCGACTGCGCGATTCGTGACAAGGATTTGCATACCTTCGTTATTGAGTCCACCTTTACCGGTGTCCATCATGAAGATGTTGGACACACCATAGAACGATGCAATGCGCTGACGAATCTCGTCACGCACTTGTGCATATTGCATCTCGTCCATGCTGTCCATGAATCTAACGAATTCGACTTTACCGCGACCTGACGCACTTTCGATACCGACTTTCGGAATGTAGTGCGGGTCGCGCTCCATCTTCTCTTCGGCACCCTTCCAAAACGATGCAGTAGATTGAATGTTGTCCGTAGTAATCGCAAGAACACCACGCGGGATTCTGCGCTTTGAGTATGCCAAATACATGTAGTTGTCCATCGCGGCCAGCGTCATCGCTTGGCGCCACATGGTCGCGACAGGACTGCGCCCATAGAGTTTGGATGGATTGAATTTTGATATGTGGATGACTTCACCTTCAAGATAATACTGCGTTTTGCCAGCACCCGCGCTGTTGACAAACCACACATCTTGCAACATCTGCCCACATCGCTCACATTCTGAATGCTCGTCGTTATGCGGGTATGTCTTGTCTCTGCATGACGCGCGTGGGCAAATCAACCAGCGCCCACCGCGCACACCACGCTTGTCTGCAACGAGTCGCATGAACGTAGGGTCAGCGCGCATCAAGGACTTGATACGGAAAAACTCTGTCTCTTTGGTCTTCTCATCGATGAAGTATTCCTTCTGCATTACAAGGAACGCATCATCGACGATATTCAGGTCCCATTCGACTTCGCGCATCACATCGTAGAAGGATTGGTCTTGGTCATTACGCTGTTCAAGCAACCACTTTGGGTACATCAATTGGTCAACATCAGGTTCCCTAACTTCACCACCGCACAATGTGCAAACTTCAACATCATGCTGATATTCCTCATCACACTCTATACACTTCTTGTGGAATTTCTTCTCCCAATAGTAACCGCGCCTGAAAATTTCCTGACACAGTGTGTTGATTGTGGTACGGAGAATGATGGATTCTTGCACTGTCGCATACAGCGCGGGAATTGTGACACCCTGCACGAGGACAGGCTCTTGAATACCTGCCTTCCACAAGGGCATTTGTGGTTCAGGTGTAGAGGAACGCCGGAACGGTTTGGTCAGCGCACCGAGAAATCGGCCGATTCGGGACTGCTCTTCATCAGGCATCTTCTTCGTCACCTCCGCCTAACAACGATTGAATCAATTTCATGGCTTCCTTCATGCCTTCACCGTGCCCGCTCTCATCATCCTGTGGGCCGTCATAGTCGTCGTCCGGGTCGTCGTCAACAGGTGACTCATCCGACCCGCCCTTCTTCGGCTTAATCATAATGCGCATCACAGCGACACCCTTTGGCTTCTTCATTCTACATCAACCCTATATTCAGAAAAGCGTTCAGGCAGACTCCCTGCACGACGGTGAATCTCCCGGCGGTCGTGGTGACCCATAGGCGGATATATCCGCCTTACAGCGTGGCGCTTGCCCCACTTCAAATTCTCGATTGCTCTCTGTCTCTCAGATGGGGTAAGGAAGGGGGGCTGACTCATGGACAATTCAGCCTCTTGACTCGCTTCATCAAACACATCTTCTTCGCGTTGCTTGAGTCGCTTCAAATGGTCATACCATGAGCCACCATCAGTAGAGCGAATGGCAGAAAGTGCGGCATCATCATCGGCACCAGCACCAAAGATTTCTTGTTCGTGCTGTCCACCCATCCGTGCCAATTCTTCCCTGATGTAATCGTCTTCTCTTTTGAGAATCTGCCATGCCTGTGAAAACGCGCTCATCATAGACCACCCATCAAACGCTCGGCTTCGATACCAAGTTGCACGATTTCGGGGTCGCGCGTCTCCCATTTTTCGACCGTCTCCACATCTACGCCCCATTCCGCGAGTAGGTCATCCGCCTTTGTGTCTTTCCAATTGTTCCACTTGACAATTCGTTGCAATTCAGCCTTGCGTGCTTTTGCTATATCCTCGCGCCCAAGTCCCAAGAGTTCCATAACGGCACGGGCCTGTTGTTTTTTCAAGTGCAAGTGTGGCTCAACACCTTTCAGCAATTTATGCAAATCGGCTTTGGAATAGAATTGAAGTCGATGTTGACTACGGACACTGTTCTTGTGAATTTTCAGGTCGAGTTGTAGAACGCCACAACCAAGAACCTTGTGCAAATTCTCACAATGAACACGTCCTCGTTCACCTGTGGCAATTATTCCAGCGCGCGGCTCACCACGTTTGGTGATGGTGATGTAACCATCAGCGTCAATAAAGCCTGCCGCGTATGCCCACGGGTCTTTTACAAGAATAGTACCATTGGTGCGCAACAAAGACCACGCACTGCGTGATGCTTTGACAATACCAAAGTCTTCACCATACATTTTGAGTAACGTACCAAGTTTCTGCGTAGTCAAATTGCGGTCATTGATGTTCTCACACAGTGCGCGAGTCTGTGTCACACCATTAGTATCGAGGAAATGAACGGATTTTGTGAGCCATGTGGCCTCGCTCTTTGAGAGATTGTCAACTTGATGCAATGTATTCTTCCACTGCTTCTTCGCATCCTTCTTCAACTGCAACGCCTCAAGCCATTCCGCTTGCTCAACTGAACCCCACACGTCTTCGTGTTTGTTCAATCGCTCAATTGTAGAATCTGCACGTTCCCACATAACACACGCCTGTCTCAAACTTACTTCGCGCGGTGTAGCATACTTGCGCAATGCTGTCAAGTCACGGTCTGATAAACCAAGATTGCGCATAGAATTTTCATGATTGCCGCTCCACGGTATTGCTTTCAACGTCTCATCGACTTCCATGCGCTTGACAAGACGCACTGCTGTAATTGCATCATCAATGTCCACTTTGAAATCCTTGTGAGTCCGTCGCGCCATTCTCAAATCCTTGACAAGTGTTTCAGCAGGTTTGCCGAAATATGTCTCAAACCACCCATTGCCCGAGACGGGCATGGATAACTGCATTTGCTCAGGAGGTGCGCCGCCAGCCTCTACACCAAGTTGTTGAGCCGTTGCCATCAATTTCTGACGGCGCTCTTTTTCTGCTCTAGGGTCGGCTATCCCTTCATTTTGTTTTGGGCTCAATGTCCCTTGGCCTTGGGAAGGTGTTGGCGTAGCATCGCCCATTTTAGGCAATGATATATCACCGGACTTACTGAATTCGGGGTGTTGTGCCAATTCTTTGACAATGAGTGCAAGATTAGGGTCTAAGCCTTCAACAGGTGCGTCGTAATTATCACCCACCAATCTGCTCCCCCACATCATATCAGCCCCGGCATCAAATCAGACAAATCAACAAGTCTCTCTCGGAATTCGGTCGTCGCCCACTGTGCGAGCGCAAGGGCTATCACGAAGTCGTCGTGACGACCAATCGATTCAAGTTTTCCCTTTTGGCTCATCCCAAACATGAGCAATTCATTTTCCAATGTGTGAGTTATTTCACGACTCGATTCGTCTGCGTATGGCATGCGTATTTGCTCGCGCTCATACCTCAAGACCAAACCCATAAGCATTGATTCGCGCTTAGTTTTGGACGAAATGAATGTCCTGATGGGCAGGTCAGTATTGGCTCGCAACTCGGTTGCAAATACGCGCTGAAAATGGTTGGCTTCCAACTCAATAACGTCAGGGGAGAATTTTGCATTCAACCGCTGGATTTCCATGATTTGTGTGCGGAAATCCATACCCTTTCGCCTGACAACATGTACAATTTCAAGAATCGGGTCATCAATCTGTTGCCGTAAGACAATCATTACAGTATAGTCGGCCGACCTATCGGATGAAATCGCTGGGTCCCACCCAATGAAATACTGCGCATCATCATCTTCAGGTCTGCGCGAGTAAAGCGACAATCCTCGGTCGCGGCATGGTTGCAAGACTGCGGTTGGGAACAGACTGCTTGCGTCATCAATGGGCTCACACAAGTATTCACGCGCAAATGCGACAGCGGGCATGTCTTTTCGGCGCACATCGAGTGCGTCCAAGTCCCATCGTTCAGGCCAAAGACACTCACCCCTCTCATTTATCGCGGGATATGTCTCAACAAGATACCCGTCTTTTGATTCCAGTTCTGTGTAAAGGTCAGTCGGTGTAAACGGTGTACCGACAATCATCAATTTCGCACTGTGGTGCAGGGTTGGGACCATGACTTCGTAGAACCATGAGGCCACTTTCTGCAATTCAGTGTCAGTGGTGCCCCACAGAATGTCGTCACACAGGATAATGTCAGGGTGCGCGCCACGAACCGCGCCACCAACCGATTTTGCGCTTACAAATGACCCATTGGTGAATCCAAAGTACGTTTTGGCCCACGAATCTTTTGAACGCAGGTGTTTGAGGATAGGTGTGGACTGAATCATGTCGTCCATGAAGCGCATGTGACGAATTGTTTGGTCAAGTGAGTGAGAAAAGATGATTGCCTTCGTTTTTGGCGTAAATGCAACGCGCCATAGCAGGTAGGAGAGAAAAAGTACGGATTTTCCGTGGTCACGAGCCGCTTTTACGCAATATCGGTCGTGAGTATGCAGATTATGCACCCATGCGGCGTGATGATGTGACAATTGCCACCCGAGGATGTCTTGGAAGAAGAACGTGAAGTCTTTCTTGCTCATTTCCCAATCTATTTCAAGAATCGGGTCATCAAACTGAGACACACAGAATCACAGCCCCTTAAGAAGCGCGTCCCATGCTATTTTGTGAGCATCCATTGACGCCCTGATGTCTTGACCAAACATTTGCGGCTGTTTGGCACCACGTTCATAGGAACGCTGTCCAAACCCTTTACCGGGCTTGTGAATGTTCGGGTCGAATGGTTTTCCGGCCTTCATGTCAATGAGTGCTTGATTCGCCGCGTGCGCAGACTCCCAACCGGACATCGGGTCTTGAGGGTCTCCTGTCTGCGACTCCATCCATTGTCTTGCAGGCGCACTGCCTTCCTTCAATGGCCCGTAGTGCCCGCTACCAACAGCGACTTGACCAGTCTGACGAGGGGTCGTTGGTGGTGGTGCGACTGGTGTAGGCTCTTGTGAAGCAGGTGGTGCAACTGGTGTAGGCTCTTGTTGCGCGCCCCAATTTTCATCGGTAATGCCCCAATCATCACCAGTCGGTGGTGCAACTGGTGAAGGAGCAGGTTGTGAAGCAGGTGGTGAAGCAGGTTGTGAAGCAGGTGGTGCAACTGGTGTAGGGTCTTGTCCCATGCTCATTGCTTCCATAGCGTCAGGCTGTTCCTGAGCCGCTAAAGCGGCAACTTGGTCAGAAAGACTGCCTTGACGACGCTCGGGCATATTCTGCCTTCGGTCCATCTCCGCTCTTGCGGCATTTCTTGCTTGTGACCCAATGTTCTTGATACCGCCCATAAGATTTGTACCGAAATTTTTCACGCCTGTCATACCAGCCTCAAGACCAGCATCTGCGCCTGCGAAAGCCGCGGCCCCTCGGTCCATTGCGCCTCGACCAGCGGCCATCATTGCTGGCGCGACTTTGTCTCTTGCGAATCGTCCCGCGTCGCCTGCCTTTCGACCCATAAATCGTCCAGCACTACCTAGCGCAGACATCAAACGCCTACCCGCGCTTGGCTTAATTTCACCGAATTGCTGTTGGTACATTGCGCGCTGTGGACTGCCTTCGGGTGTAGCACGCGCTTGGCGTTGCATCTGCCCTCGGGTGCCTGACATAGTGTTTCCACCGGTTGGGTCATACATCGTATGCTTGGCGGGCATCAACCCAAACATTCCGCCGGGTTGTGAATGAGACTGAACAGGGGCATATCCCCCTTGTTGGTGCATTGCCATTGATTCCGGCGTTTGGCCCATCTGCGCCTGTGGCAATTGTGGATAATTTTTGAGTAGCGCGCCTGTGTTACCAGTCCACACCCACTCTTCCACATCATAATTCAAATCAGCCTTTGCCATGATTTCAGCAACGGCTTCCGCCTCACTAGATGAAATGCGCTTTACCGCATATTCTTGTTTGAGAATATCATATTTGTTCATGAGAAGGCCACCTTGATAGCCGCGACGAGAGAGGGGGTTACTCTAAATTGTTTCGCTACGCGCTCCCAATCCCCACCTGCCGCGTATAGACCGTGAACGTCACCGGAAGTTACGCCTAAACGTGATGCTACGAGACTAACGTCTTGCGCATTTTGAATACTTAAGTCGCGTTTTGTGGGCAAATGCTTCAAAATTGATTTGTCTTGCCGAGCCATCGATAATTGCATATCTTCTATTGCGCGCAATATGCGCATTGTTGGGTCGCGCTCACCGAATGGACTGTCCATTCCACTTCTATCGAGTGGCCGCTCACCAAATGGTGAAGGGCGCTGACGAGGAGTTGTTGGTAACGCGGGTTCTTCCTCAACCTCTCTTCGACCTTGAGGTGGGCGTGGCGCAGGCGCATGTGTGGTAGGCCCATCTGAAATTGATTGCACTTGTTGAGGTAATTGCGCTGAAGAATGCGCTCGTTCAGGCATAGGCGCATCCCAATCGTGTGCTTCTGCCGCACCGCCACGATTTTGCCCAATCATTGGTACAATTCGTTGCCATTCGCGCATAATCTGCGGCCCTGCGGACACTTGGTCTCCCGACACACCGTCAAAGTTTGACAAATCAATTTGCTTGTATTCAGCGAGACGTATCATTGCGGCCAAATTGCGCCCTGCTTTTGAGCCCCGACCGGTCCATGTAGTCGAATGTGGTGTGTTTGAGTGAATTATCTTGTAGTCTTCGGCGTTTTCACCTTCGATGTCCAATAAATCAGCCAACTTATCCATCAACTTGTCTAAACGGTTACCTGAGCGTCTTCCGGTCCCCGCAAGCAGTTGACCGACCGCAGAATGCGCCATAGCATCAAGTAACTGCGGGTCTTGAACACCATACTTTTCTTGAAGTTCAGGCCCGACATTTTTCGACGTATTTGTCTTACTTTTGAGCCAAAACGCCGGAGGGAGTTTGGGCGACCCATCTTTACCGAACAAAATGTTTGCCGGGTCTGCCGGAGGCAGTTCGCGCGTCTGATTGTATTTTTCTTGCGCACCACGCGGTGTATGTCCGCCGGGAACCGTCGAGCCACCTTGAGGTGGTGCTTGGTGCCGATACACATTGTGACCGGTCATAGTCCCCGGCTCGACATGTGATTTGTTGTAAACACTCGTGTGGTCACGATGACCGAGTTCTTGTAGGACTTGATGACCTTCGCGCCACTCGTGTTGCGCGGCCGATTCGACGTGTGACTGCCCTGAATTTTTATTGGTGCCGGGAAAATAATTGATTGGCACTTTGCGACCATTGTAGTCTGTCATGACATCGCGCTCATGAGTCATCAAATTCTTCGCTTGATATTTTGGCGAGACTGTCATGTGCTTGTAATCATCATGCAGTTGCATATCATCGTCCCACGGAATTGGTGCGACTTGGTCAGGTCGACCCATTCTAATCATGTGTGCGTTTTTTCGCCGCACTGCTTCGTTCATAATGTCGTGTTTGACATGTCTTTCTGCATCGTCAGGGTGGACTCGTCCAGCGTCAATGAGTTGTTTAGCCATCTTATGAGCAACGGCTTCCTTGGGGAATAAATGGTTCACTTTTCTGCCAAAGTAATCGAGGCTTAAATCCTGACGCGGCCCCATAACGTGGGGTCGAGGGTCATGGAAAAACGGGTTCCATTCGTAACCATCAGGGGCGTGATTCTCCCCTTCCAAAATATGCGAAGAACCGTCATCAAAACTCGCTGACACTCCGTGCCCTTTCCGAATGGTTTTGCCGCCTCGGTTGAGATAGATGATATTCGTCATGGTTGTCCCCTCCGTCCAACCAGCAATCCGTATGGGTGCGCCCCCCAATCAAGCGGGCTACCCCAATCATCATCGACTTCTGTTGCGCCTGTGTTGTAACTTGTCTGCTTACGCGACGCATTGGGCGAAGGACCTTCAGCATCATCTCCTTGACCGGGCATGTAACTCTTTTTTGTCAAATCACCGAGTAATTTTTTCGCTTGACGCAACAACTGCCTTAACTCAAAAATTTGGCTTTGGTTGAAATCGCGCCTCTTAGTCAAGAGGTTGCCAATTTCCAATACGTCTTCGGTTACTGACTTCGCTAAAGGCGAGACCGCTCCCCCAATCTTTGGAGTTTTACCAGCACCACCCGGCGTCCGGGGCCTGCGCGGCTTCT